GGCCCGCTCTCTGTCAGTTGATACCGCCGCCCATCCTCATGACGCTCAGTGCGGCCCTCGTCCACCAGTTCATTCATGGCACCCTGTGCCGCGTACTCCGTCGTCCTGATGGCCCAGGCAATGCTGCCGATCAGTAGCGGTCCGCGCTGTTCCAGTACGCGGAGGATGTTGGCTTTCATGTTGGGGTCAGTCACTTGTCACCTCCGTAATCGTCACTGGCAGCCGCCAGGGCTCGAATGTCTCAATGTCCCGGCGTATCTGGTGTTCGCTTTCTCCCTGGCGGATCTCTCGGCGGGCGAGGAAGGTCGGGGAGTCGATGAAGAACGACTTGCTCTCGATTTCAGGTTGCTTCTCGGCTTTCACTCGCCCACCCTCCAAATACACCCAACACACCCAGGATCGCCCTGCCCCTCTGCCGTCTTGGCGTACTGGCAGCGCCCTGAATCACCCTCCGCCCAATCAGTACGGACAGTCCTGAATCGCTTCGAACCGTCCTCCTTGAAGCCGTTGGGCACGATGTACGGCGAACTGAGTGCCGACCGGTCGCGGTTCTGGCACCCGTGCTTATGATCTACTGCGATATTGTCGGACAATGCGACAATGCCGCCCCGCTTATCGTTCAATGCCGGATTCATAACTGTTTCACCTCCGGCATAAGCGTCTTGATCCCGCGCATCATGTCGGCAAAGGATCTGTCTGCGGAGTGGTGCTGGTCCTTGGGGAGCTTGCGTAGAATGTCTGTGTTTACTGCCACCGTGTCCCAACTAGGCAAGTCAATGTCGATGGTCACGAACGACTCTTTGTGCTTCGCGGATACCTGCACAATCATTCCCGCTCTCAGTGCCGGCTCTAGCGGGTCACCTTCCAGCAACACACACCGATCACCCGCATACAGCGGCTTACCGTTACAGTCGAATCCGATCAGAGGCATGGCTTTTCCCCTTCTCCTGTCAGCCAGTCCCGCAGTGACTTCAGGCGGATCCTGGCGGTTTCCTTGTTGGTGGCGCGGTGTACCGTTCCGCTCTTGCCACGGAAGCAGGAGCGATCACAGTTGATGCAGTTGCATTGGGGGTTGCGTCTGGGTGTGCTCATGATCCACCTCCGGCGGCCTGCAGTTTCTCCATCGGTGTAGTGCGACTCACCGCCTTGCGGATCTGGTCAATCTGGTTTTCTAGGTCCGTGATCGCGGTATCCCGGGACAGCGCCTCTTTCAGTTCTCTGATCCGATACCGGAACTGATAAGCGCCCATCTTTTCCTCTGGATTGATACCGAGAATCTGGTACAAGTCGGCATAAGTCTCTCTCGCGTACTCATCGACGCGCTCGCGCTCCCGCCGAACATCTTCTTGAATGCTTTCAGCCTGCCGTTTGGCTAGATCGATGGAGAGCTGAATGCGCTGAAGCTCATAATCCCGGCGCTGTTCAGCCTTCCTGATATCGAAGACGGCGGCCGCAACCTCGTCACCCAGCACCTTCCGTACCCGCTTCTCGATGCTGTACTCGTCCAGCAACTTGCGACGGTTGACCTGGTGAACGCGGTCTGCGCCATCGATCAACAGTTTCAGCATGACCCGCTGCGGGAGGGTGACCGGGTGCAGTGTCGGCTTCTTCACTGACGCAAACGTGTCCGTTTCCTCGTTGTAGGTCATTAGCCCGCAACCGTTCGGGACATCGTTCTTGGTGATCAAGCCTTTCGGTACGACAAAGATCACGGCGCCGGAAAACTCCAGATAGGATTGCCATTTGCCTTTCGTGACATCGCTCCGGAAGTCGGACAGGGATACCTTGACCTCGTAGGACACTGGTTTGGGGTGGGCAAAGCTCTTGTCCATCGCATACACGTCAGGCCGCGGACTGCCAGACGGGCCCAGTTGCATGTCGGTCCACATCATTCGACCAGAAATGCTGCCCAGGTAATCGGCAAGCCGGATCATCAGTTCATCGTGTTTCATGATTCATCTCCCGGCCGATCCTCGATGAAGCAGGCTTTACCGGCGACAACAGCGAGCGCTGTCTGACTGGCGATCTTTCCGATAGCCTGGCGTTGCTCTTTGCGCCATTCAGGTTCCGGTAACCCTCTCGGCAGAACCTTGTGTGCGGCCTTGACTTCCGACTCATTGACGAGCCCGAGCACCTTGGGGATGTCCGGCCAAGCGTAACGCTCATCGTTCTGGGATAACCGCTGCTTGAGCTTGTCCAGCATGGTTTCCAGTTGGTCGACGGAGAACTGGCCAATGGTTTTGGCCCACTCCCGGCGAGTAACCCGCAACTGTTGCTCGGAGTCGCCCCAAATGGTCTTTGTTTTTGACCGGCCGTAGATCGTGACCAATCGCGCGAAGAACATGGATGTTTTGTCGATTTCATCCTGGCTAAACCTCCTAGTCTTCGAACGTGTCGCGGGCGTATTGGAGGTCGGTGAACTGCCGGTCGAGGTCACCACTTCGTTGAGTATCTTTCCTACCTGCTTCATAGCCTTCACCGTTTCGTTGACTGTTCCGTTTCGCGGCCAGTTGGGGCCACTTCGCTCGGAGGGATTGCGGGCTCAGGATGTTCTGCCACCAGAACGAATCTGAGTGCGCCCAGGCAAACAGCGCCCGGATAGCTGCTGGATCTCGGTTATCGCGTTCACGCATCAGTCGAACGGTGTTTGCCCAGTCAGCCATGTTTCGATTAGCGGGGGCGTCCTGTTCGAGTTTTGCGTCTACGGCTGTTGCGATGATTTCTGAGATCTCCAGATCGATCTGGTGTCCGTACTTGGTTCCGGAGGGATTCTGGATAGCGGCGTCGGGTCTTCGCTTTTCGGGTGAGGTTTGAACAGGTGAATTTTTGGACGTAGAACACGGAGTGTTCTTATCTTTTTTTCTTTTTTCTTTGGTGTGCCTATAATTACTGTTCGTTGAATGAACAGAATTACTGTTCAGTGAACAGAACTTATTATTTGTGTTCACTCGGTCTGAAATCAGGCCCTTTGTGGCCTTTTTTGGGAAGCTCCATTGGCTGATTTTTGTGTTGATTTTGATCGGTGATCGGCTTCCACCTTCTCGGATAATGACGCCGAGTTCGATCAGTTGCGTGATGGTTGATGAGCACTGCTGTCGGGTTAATCCAGACACCTCTGCAAGCTGAATGGCGGCAATGACATCCTTGGGCTTTCCCCAGCCGTAGGTCATGCGAATAACGGCCCACACGACACGCTGCTGAATAGACGTAAGTGGGTGGCTGGCCAGGCCCTCTGCCAAGGCGTTGACTACCTTGCAGTAGCCGTCATGCAGGTTTGGCTCATCCACGGTATCCTCCGGTTCGAGATAGACGACCTCACCCATTAGAACGACCTCCGGTTGATGTCGCTTTCCCGGTCTTTCAGCAGGGCGCGCTGTAGTTCGCCGTGTGCTCTCGCGTAGTTCTTCCGGAGGGTTTCGGATTCAGTGCTCCCGGCTGGTTCAAGCTCTACGACCAGGCGGCATATCGCGCTACGGATGCGGAGCCTGACAATATTGAGCTTGCGTTGAATTCTCTCGGTGTTCATGCTTCAATACCTCTGGTTACGTTGGTAACTGAAAGCCCCGCCTGCTCCCAAAGCTCCGGGGCTTTCGTTTTTTTAGGCGGTTGCCACGGACGGCGGTTGCTGGATATAAACCTCTCGAACCCCTTCATAGTTCGGCCTGCTGATTACGCCGTTATCCTCCATTTCCTCGATCATGTTTGCCGCGCGGTTGAATCCGATTTTGAAATGCCGCTGGATGCTGGAGATAGACGCCTTTTGAGTAGCTGCCACCAGGCTTACCGCCTGCGGGTACAGGACATCATCATCGCCCTGCCTGCTCGGCGGTGGCGCCTCTGAAACCGCTTCCTCAGTGATGGCCGTCCGATCCTCACCACCCAGTGCCTCCAGCAGCGCCGGAATCATCCGGGAAAGCTCCAGGGTCATCAGGGAGAAGGCGGCATCGAATCGTGCTGCAGCGTCGTCCGCATCGATGTCGTCCAGCTTTTCGTGAAAGGTGTCACCGAACCGCAGGCGGGTGATGCCAAGTTCCTCGTCCAGGCAGAACGACACGTTGTCGTCCCAGGTCATGGTGATCTTGGTAGCCTGCATACCGGCATCCAGATGGCCGCGTACTTCGTCACTGTTCAGGTCGAGCCCGCGGGCAATCACTTTCCCGCCGTCTTCTGACGGGTCGACCATCCAGGCATCGGCGCCCAGCGTGATCTGATCCGGCAAGTCGATGGATTCGTTCAGCCAGCCGGTAAAGGTGAAGGCCGGGGCCTGTTCCACGACAGGCGGACGCACAGGGAGTGAGCCAAGGGATTTGCGGAGGGAACTGGCGAAGTGCTCGGCCGCATTCGAGTTGCTGGCGTCCACGACCAATAGACCGTCCTGTAGGGCCAGGTATCCGTATGTGCGCTTGTTGCGTACAAATGCCTGCGGCATCATTTCAAGCAGAACCTGCTCCTTGATCTCATCGCGTTCTTTGCGGCGAACCTTGCGCATCTGCTCGGCCTCGATGGCCTCGGCTTTCTCGTCGACGTACTCCTTCACCACCTGGGCAGGCAGGATCTTCTCTTGGCGCTGTAGGCAGATCAGCATGAATCCGCCAATAGCCCGAACAAAACTCTCACCATGCTTGCCCTGCGGAAATACCCAGCCCTGCCGGGATAACTCTTGCGGACCGCACGGTTTGAAGGCGTCAGCGGAAAGTATTTCGTCCAGCGACTCCGGCATTATTTGCACCGGGCGCGTGAACCTGAATATTCGAGCGCTTTTGAATAACATTTGGTAAGCTCCAACTTGTTTTATGTGAAGCCCGGTATTTGGTTGGTAGCCTGCCGGGCTTTTTTGTGTCTGCTATGCAGCTTTCTTCATGCTCTTGCGGCGAGCCTTGGATTTACTGCGCTGCTTTCTGATCCTTGTCAGCTCATGTTTCTGAAGCGGGTCAGTCACAACGGGGAACGGCAACACAACGCGCTCTTCATTCTTGGTTCCAGCCTTTTGGGCATCACGCACCAACTTTCCAAACCCGTCATACCTGCTGTTGCCGTAGAATTTGCTGACGGCCTTCTGAGCCTTGTGTTGAGCGTCGGCGCGGTATTCGTTCGCCTGTTCCTGCTTCATGATCCCGGCTGCCAATTGCGGGGCCAGCATGGCGTTTACCTGCTGATCGACTGCCTAGAAGTATTCGGGTGAGCCAAATCTGATTGGGTCTGCCATGACGGCCTCCGTTTCGGTGAATAAGTGCGTGAAGTCCGCTGACAGGTATTGCCCCGCCTGCCCCCTTCACGCGACCTGGGCTCGGCCACTACTGGACGCCTCTCGGCGTTCTACAAGTTCGCAACCATCGTTGCTGTGATGCCGGCCGGGATCTCCCAACCCTTCGCATCTGCGGAACCCTCTGGCGTGATCTGTCGGAATCGAACCGACGCACCACAAATCACATCCCGTAGGCCGTGTACTTTGGCTTTCCGGGCGCTGGCCAGCCTTTACCAGAGGGCTCCCAGATGCGGACTGCTTACGGCAGTCAGTCGCCTGTCTCATTCCGTGCTTTCTTTCGCCCGCTCTTTCACGCTGATCACACGATCATCAAAGGCGTAAAGCGTCTGTTCTTCGCCATTTTGAAGAACGTGAGTTTCGCCGTAGCTGCCGTCTTGCATAGAAACGACGACCTCTTTGTCGTCGGAGCAGTGCGCCTGAATCGTTACGTTAGTTGTCATACCCAATCCTCCCGTTTAAATGAGACGCGGTGACCGGAAGTGATCCCGGCTTGATGGGAGACGGCTATCTCCGAACTAATCCCTTTCGACTATCCCGAAAGACCTACTCAGGGCCGAAGCCTCGCCCGCTATCCATCTGCTTCTGCTGCCCGTCACCACCGGGCATTCACCGCATCTGAGAGGACTCACGCGGGCGAACCCGGCACATGCTCCGCGTATGCATGGGAGCCCTCTCACGATGCGTCCCGGTTACCCTCGTCCGGGGACACGTCAACCACCACCAACGGTGATCTTTTGTGCCGGGTGCCCTGGGCACCATCCCCAGGGTGGAGCCGTGGCGCCGGTGGCTCGACGCACGACGTTCTATGGCCCTACATTCCTGCCGCAGCTCACGCGGTCAGTTCAGATTCCGCCGAAGCGGACGGGCTCTCTCTGCGGCATTCGCATATGAAAAAGAGCGGTCTACCTGCGTACGCACACTCATCCGGGATCTGAGTCAGGGGCTATCACCCTGCTTACATGTGCTGCTCGGTTACGGTTTTGCACGCCCGCGCTCTTTCGTATGCGCCCTGCTTCCAGGGCCGCTCAGTCCCTCTTAGTCCCTCTCAGGGACGCAGCGGCCTCACGAATTGCCTGTGCAGGGTCTTTGCCGTCTTTCTGGCACTGCTCAATCCACTGCCCCGCCAGCCTTGTTTCAAGTTCCTCCAGGGTTTCTCCGTCCCTGTGAGCCTCTAAAATCTCCCTCACCTCTTCATTGGTGTAAGTGATGTTCATTCATCCACCTGTAGGGACGATCCGACTCTTCAGTTACTGGCTCTGGAGACGAATAATGGATTTGATGACTGTCTCCCGACCTTCATCACGCATGCGCTGAAGCTGGAGCTTGGTGAGAAGCCGCAACAGAACGTTCGGCTTCATATCCATCTCTTTAGCGAGATTCAGAATCTCGATATAGGTGTCCGCGTCGTAACGCGGTCGCATGTCGTACTCATGCCCACCAGGGAGTATCCCAATGGCGTCTTTTATGAGTTCTTTGTTCACGGCTATCTCCTTATGCGACAGCACTTCTTCGGCCCACGGGCTTGATCTCGTTGGCCTCAACCAGACCGCTGTCGTGAATCGTGATCTCAATCTGTCGATCCGAGCGAAGCATTTGCCAGACGGCGCCAGGCGTTACATTGATTGCCTCGCCCACCTCCGCCAGGGTTTTCCCCTTGGTGTATTCCTTCAGGCTCACTTTGGTCATTGCAGCGTTCTCCCAATATCTGATGCTAAACGTAGCATTGCTATAAAATTAGAGCAAGAAGAAAATTGCAGTGCTGTTCGTCACTTTATAGCGCGACTATTAAAATGAGTGCCATGAAAGACAGACGCCCATTAACGCCAGAGGAAAAAGAGGCAGCCGCCAGGCTGAAGCAGATCTATGTGCAGAAGAAAAAGGAGTGGAAGGCGCAAGGCCGAAAGCTGACGTATGAGGTGATCGCCGAGTACATGGAGTTCACAACCGCTGGCGCTGTCGGCCAGTACATGAATGCCAACATTCCGATGAATTTGAAAACAGTTGCAAAATTCGCCCGTTTTTTTGACGTACCACCAAAAGCTATAAGTCCGACTCTTGCAGAGCTATTGCCGAATGCGACAGAATTGGACTCTGAAAAAGTGAACGACGCGTCAGGAAAGTTAGGGAAAGTGCCTCTGATCTCATGGGTTCAAGCCGGGGCCTGGCACGAAGTCGTTGACCTGTATGCAGTAGGCGACGCGGAGAGATGGATTTTGTGCCCAGTACCACACAGTGAAACAACGTTTGCGTTGACGGTCGTTGGCCAATCAATGCACAACCCAGGCGAAAGAGCGTCGTTCGATGATGGCGACATCATCCACGTTGACCCCGAGGTAGCCCCAGAGAACGGCTCCCTGGTCGTGGTCCGGGTGAATGCGGACAACGAGGCGACGTTTAAGCAACTCATCATTGAGGCCGGCCGGTATTACCTGAAAGCGCTGAACCCGAATTGGCCGGATCGGATCTTCAAAATGCCGGAAGACTCCGTGATCTGCGGCGTCGTGATCAGCAAGACGGTCAGTTACCGATAACCTGAACTCACCTCAATAACCTACCAAGCCCGCCGCGTGTGGGCTTTTTTTGTGCCCTCAAACTTTTTTATAGCTTTGCTATTGCGTTTAACTTATAGCATTGCTATGTTTTGTTCATCGGTTACGCAAATTGCGGAGAGCAACCAATGAACCACCTCGACTACCAATTCCACCGCGCCCAAGCGCTAATCAAGAGCAATGCCCTGAAAGCGTCGTTTAAGGGGCAGAACACTGTCGCCCCAAATTTTCTGGACGCACAGTTTCATCGGGCACAGACCCGACTCAAGAGCAAAGCGTTGCGATCCCCGTTGGCTCAGAAAGCTGTCGAGCCTTTTTTCACCGGACTTGCAGCGAAACACAACGACCAGCGCATTGCTGAGTATGAGCAGCGGATGGCGCGTTATACGGGAGTGGCGGCATGAACGTGGAGCTATCAACTGTTCGGAAGCTCAGACTGACCGACCTGATGGTCGAGCCTTACAAACTGGACCCGGTATCGGTGATTCTTGAGGACCTTGGACCGAGCAGGGGAAAGATCATCATTGAGTGTTTCGGTGAGTCATGGTCCTCCTTCTGGCCGGCTATGGGGCGGCGAGATATTGCCACCTTCTTTTGCCGATGCGATGAGCATTACATAGCCAAGAAGCTAAGCAGTGTTAGCGGCGCCATTCCCAATTATGACGGTCTGGCAAAAAAGGCAAGGAAAGAGGTTTTCTGCCTCCGGCGTGATGGCGATCTGAGCAAAGTCGAAGCAAGGGAGTTGTTCGACCAGTGCCACAAGCTGGAAGAGGTAGAGGGCGCGGACCAGATTGACGGCTTTTTGATGCAAGAGGTTTTTGGTGACGACTGGTGGTACTGCATCCCTGAAAAGCCAAACCCGAAATACCAATATCTGTGCCGTGTCATCAAGGCCGTTCAGTCCGGCATCAAGGCTGCCGGACTTGTCGAACAGAAGGAGCAGGCCGCATGAAACAGCCATCCGAACTCCAAAAGCTATTCAACCTGATCCTGCACATCAGCGAAAGCTATGCAGCCGAGGCTGAAGCAGGATTCAACTGGGACACGCGCAGTGTCGAGATTACCGTAGACGAATCTGGCAAAACCCTCTACGCAGCGACACTGGAAATTGACAGCGATGCGGTTGAGGCAAAAGCCCGACTGATCCGGCATGAACTTGAGCAGATGATTGCTGAGTGTGAGTTGCCGATTTTGGGAATGGAGGTGGCGGCGTGAACGAGCTACGGAAGGAGAAGTTGCGGATCTTGAACTTGGTGGAAGCGATCAGTGAGCACGGCATTGCTGACGTGTCTGTCGATTTCCCGAGGAAGGGCGGCACTTTGGTATGGGTGATGTTCTGGAGTCGTCAAGAAATTACCGATAGCTGGACAGCTTACGACTTCAAAGACGCTCTAAATATCCGCCACCGGCTGGAAGCAATGTACCGGGAAGCCCTGGCACAACGTGAGCAGGTGGCGGCATGACCCACACACCCAGCTCCACAAAGTTCCGCGAGGAATGCCAGAAGCTGCCAGATCACTCCATGCACTTATATGGACGCATGGTGGTCACGATGTACCTGGTGGCTCAGTACAAGGACCGCGTAAAGGCGCACAGCAAGAGATTGGCTCTGGCGCTTGAGCGGATGGACCGGGAATTGGTTGAGGGGAATTGCAATGAGTGAGTACAAGGTCAACGCCAACTTTCTTATCAATGTCTCGGCTGTCGTTGAAGCAGACAGCGAGGATGAGGCCATTGAGCAGGGCATCCATCAGATTCTTGCCAAGAACTGCGACTTCCTGGACCCAATAGATGAGCCGGAAGTGAACTGGGTTCAGCTTGAGCGAGACGATGAGCCGGACCGCGAGTGCTATTTCTGCGGCGAAGAATCCTGTGACTGCGACCTGCTTTAAGGAGGTAGATATGAGCTACGCCAACGAGCCTGCAAAACCATGCAGAGCAACCATAAACCGAGACTCTGGCGAGCTGCAACCGTTCCAGTTTGGCAATAACGACTTTGAATGTCTCGGGCTTACGAGGCGGGAAGAGTTTGCCAAAACCGCCATGCATGGGCTCCTGTCTTTTTATGGCGACGGACAAGATTGGGAATTGACTGCAAGGGAAGCTGTGGCCTGCGCTGATGCCTTGCTGGCAGAACTGGAGGCTCAATCATGAATATGACAGCCAATCAATACCAGAAACAACTGGACACCGATGGCGAACTGGCCATTGCGGTTGAGCGGGCCGAGCAGGAATGCAGAGAGAAGCTGCTGAATCTTGAGCGCTGGCACTACCCCGAGAAAGTCCGGCCATGGGCGGTTAAGTGGCAGCACGCAGGCGAGCAGGACGTGACCGAGGCGCTGTATGACCTGTGTCACGACGAACTGGCACTGGCCCTGTCCCTGTTGGATACCGACGCACTGGAAGCCGTGCGGATTCTGAAAGAGTGCCGGAGCAAGGCGGTGGAGGATGTGCTGGGGCGGATGGATTTTGAGGCCATCACCAAATTAATCATTGAAGAATCGAAAAGGGATGCGGCATGAGCACTGCAGAGAAGCAACAAATTGTCGAGCGTGACGAGAACGTGGCGCACCTGCCGTCGGCCAATGTTACGCCAAACCAGATGCTGGCCCTGGCCGTAGAGCGTGGCGCCGACATGGTTCAGCTTGAAAAGCTGATGGACCTACAGGAGCGCTGGGAGGCTGGCGAGGCAAAGAAAGCGTTCATCAGAGCCATGAATGCCTTCAAGGCCAATCCGCCAAAGATCACCAAGAACAAGACGGTGGACTACACGCATAACGGAAAGCGCACCAATTACGACCATGCATCGCTGGACCACATCTGCGACGTAATTGGCAGCGCCCTGGGCGAGCACGGCATTTCCTACAGTTGGGATACGAACCAGACGGAATCCGGCATCATCCGCGTTGAGTGCGTCCTGACCCATGAGGCTGGGCATTCAAAGAGCACCGCACTGCAGGCACCGCCAGACCCTTCAGGCGGCAAGAACGGCATTCAGGCCGTAGGCTCCACGGTCACATACCTGCAGCGCTATACCCTGCTGGCCGCCACTGGCATGGCTGTTGAGGATCAGGACGACGATGGCGAAGGCGCAACCCCTGAATCCGCGCCACCACAGAGCGACACGATCACGCAAGCGCAATGCCGGACGCTGCTGAACATGGCGGAGCAGGTAGGCAAGGATGCCGCTTACATCTGCGAAAAGGCGCACATTGAATCTGTGCCGGAGCTCAAGAAAACCCGCTTTGACGCCGCATTCAATCACCTCAAGAAGCTGCAGACAGCGCAGGAAGGTGGCAAATGATCCGGGTAATTACGTGCGCCCAGGGCGGGCCAGAGTGGCACCAGGCTCGCTGTGGCGTCATCACGGCCAGCATGTTCTCAACTGTTCGCAAACTGGTTAATGGCCTGACCGACCAGCAGGCAAAATATGTGGACGCAATCCTGTCGGGCAAGGAAACCAAAGAGGCGAAGCAGATAGCCGGCTACAAAGCTGCGCCTAGTTCGGAAACCGTAGCGAGAGCCCTTAAAGGCGAGAAGGTTGGTGAGTACAGCGACGCCGCAAAGGATTACGCCTTCCGATTGGCCTGCGAGCGAATCAGCGGGAAGCCTTTGGATGAGGGCTTCTCAACCTACCAAATGCGCAGAGGCAACGAGCTTGAGCCAGAGGCTCGCGATCTGCACGAGTCCCGAATCGGGATGCTGATTGAGCGGGCCGGCTTCGTGGTCACCGAGGACGGCAAGTTCGGCGCCAGCGCTGACGGCCTAATCGACGATGACGGCGGCAGTGAATACAAGTGCCTGCTAGCCCCGGAGCGCATTCGCTCAATCCTATTCGATGGTGACCTGAGCGAATTCATGGACCAGGTGCAGGGTTGCATGTGGTTGACCGGGCGCAACTGGTGGCACTTCTGCCTGTACTGCCCTGACCTAGCCCCAGCTAACAAGGAACTGATTATCCACCGGGTAGAGCGCGACGACGACTATATCGAGGAAATGGAGTCGGATCTTGTCGAGTTTGACCGCATGGTTGAGCAATACCGCGAGCGAATTCTGGAGCAGCCTGCCGAGGTATGGGCTCCCTCCAGCCAAACCCATGAAGACCAGCCTGAAGCTGAGTTGAACATTTTTTAAGGAATCGTCATGCAAGAACTCATCACCATCAACAACACCCCGGCCCTCGTCGAAGTCAACTTCGAGGAACTGAAAAAGCACCTGGCCACGGAGCTTGAGAAATACAACGTGGTGGTTACCCAGGACACGGTGAAGGATGCCAAGGCCCTGGCCACGGAGCTGAATAAGACCAAAGCCGAGATCGCCAAGCGGAAAAAGGAAGAGTACGACCGGGCCACGGCGGGCGCCAACCAGTTCAAGGACAGCATGAAAGAACTGGAAGCGATGATTGACGTTGGCCGCAAGGGTCTTCTCGAACAGGTGCAGAAGTTTGAGGACGAGACACGCCAGCAGGCCGCCGATCTTCTGCGGGCAATGCGTGACGAGATGTGGAGTCACGCCGGCGTGACCGAGGAATTCCAGCGGGCTCAGTTCGATGACCTGGTGAACCTGTCTGCGGTCACCGCCAAGGGCAACCTGACGGCCGGCGCCAAGGGCAAGATCGAAGCCCGCGTGAACGCCGACAAGGCCCTGCAGGACCAGACCGAGATGCGCCTGCTGAAGCTGGAAAATCAGAGCTACAAGGCCGGCCTGTCCGCCCCGCTCACTCGCAGCCACGTTGAGCACTTCCTTTTCGATGAGGACGAAACCTATCAGCAGAAGCTGGATGCGCTGATGAAGTCCGAGCTGGGCCGCGAGGAAGTCGCGCAGAATGCCATGCGGGCGAAGATGGAGCGAGAGCAGCAGGAGAAAGAGCAGGCCGCACAGCGTCAGCGAGAGCGCGACGAGAGGGCAGCAGCGGCACAGGCCGAGACTCAGCGTACCGTGCTCGATGAACCCCACCAGGAAGCCGCACAGGAGCAGCCGGAAGCCAGCAAGCCGGAGCCCGAGCCCGCGCAGCCTGGCCGCGTGCCGGTCACTGTGCAATGCACCTTCAATGTCAACGTGACCGCATCCACTACCGATGCCGCCATTGAGGCAGAGTTGCGCCGGGTACTGGAAAAGGCCGGCATCAAGACGCTGGATACCGTTGAGGTGATTCGTCAGCGGGAGGCCGCATGACAGCCCGCAGAGACCTAACCAGCGACCAGATGGCCCACCTCCGCGCCTGCTCTGCTCAGGGCATACCGAAAGCGCATGCTGCGGTAGAGCTCGGCGTCAGTCACCGGTGGATCGACCAGTCTGCAGAACGGCTTGGAATCATCGACGAAATCGACCGCCTGTTTCCGAGGGATCACCAGAAGCTGAACGCCTTTGCCCTGAACGCCGGGATGATCAAGCAGTTGATAGCGCTGGCTGAGGCCGGCGTTCCCCGCCGCGACATCGCCCGCCGCTTTGGGTGCTGCGAAATGACCCTGCGCAGCGCGATCAAGAAGGCCGGTATCGCGGACGAACTGAGCGCCATTCACCGGCGGACCCGCAAGAACTCGGCGGTGCCGAAAGCGGAAAACGCCAAGCTGCCCCGCGATCTGTGCCCGGCAGTGCAGTGGCTTACCAGGTCTTGGAGGAAGTGCGCATGAGCCTCGATACCGATCTTGATCAACGCGAATACTGGCGGGCGTATCTGCGTGAGCGCTCGCTGGAGACTCTGGCCGACCGTTTCGGCGTCAGCACCACCGCTGTATGGCTGTCGGAGATTCGCGCCCTGGCCAGCCTCACCGACGAGGAGAACGTCGAAATCAAGCGTCTCCGCGATGAATACAATGCCGCGCTGCGTGACGAGATGCCGAAGTATCGACTCAAGAGCATTGCACAGCGCAACGGCATCAACATCCGAAGAGTTGCCCTTGCGCAACAAAAGCGACTGGAGCGGCGAGCGGCAGAGTTTTACCAGAAACGGCAGGAGGCAGCATGAACCCACACAACAAAGACGACTTCCGCCGCCAGTGGGAAGCCCTGGATGACTGCGACAAAACCGGAATCGTGATCAGCGATCCTGAATTGATACGTGCGGCTGCGGATAAGGATGCGGCGGCAGAGATGGAGATGGGGAGTGATGGGGATGAGTGATAGAGAGGCGTTTATTGATTGGTGGGAAAGCCGCCACTACGACGACGAAGACAGGGAAGTTAAGAAGGCCGCATGGTGCGCATGGCAAGCAGCCCGCGAGCAGGAGGGTGGGGAGGTTGTGGCTTGGCTGACGGAGTGCCCTGGCAGCTCCGTTCTTTTCTTCAATGACGAGGAAGAGAGGGCGCACAGGTATGCGGAAACACACGGGGGCGAAACCAAAGCCCTCTACACCCACCCACCCCAGCCTCAGGGAGTGCCGGCGGGGTTCGATTTAATCCCGCAGCGCATAAATCTTACATTTGAAGACATTGCAAACATCGTAACTGTCACAGGCTGGGACGAAGGACAAGACGACTTTGGAGAGGGTGTTTTGTGGGTGGGGCCGATAATTGACGACGGCGGCAACGAGTCTCACGGACTGAACATCAGCTGCATCGAAGTGATGGAAGAAGGTGCTCTACCGGTTCATGAATTTGCCAAGCCGGAAACCTCCACCCCCGCCGCGCCCCAGGCTGACGAGTGGGTTAGCTGCGCGGATTGGTTGCCGACCAAGAAGGATGAAGATGAGCGCCACGACCTTTGGACTTGCTTGGAAGATGTAAACGGTAAAATGCACATTGCCAGAAATAGCGCGGCGTTTGTTGAGATGTTCTCGGAACAAACTGGCCCCGCAAAACTATGGTGGAAACCCACCGGCCTAACCCGCCCGCAGCCGCCTGAACAGGGGGATGGTGTATGAGTGATTTTAAAAGTGCAACAGTGAGACACTGTGACCAACAGAACAGGGCTCCTACCGCAGCAGAGATAGCGATTATTAAGGGTGAATGGATACAGTGGGCAGAGTCCGAAATCGCCGCCCTCCGCCAAAAACTGGAGCAAGCCGAGGCGCGGGCCGAGATGCGGCGCGAGGCTCTATACGACTGTGCTGTGGCCCTGAAAGATGCCGGAAGCTTAAGCAAGGAGATGCATGATTTGATCGTTAAAGCGAACGAGTCCGGCGGTGATGCATGGCTTCTCCGCAAAGAGGCAGACGATGTGGACTCGTCGGTTGAGTGGCTTCATGTCAATTACCATCACCTTGACGGTCATCACCTGGGGATACTCACAGCGAGAGCCAACCGCCTCCGCCAACAAGCCAGCGAAATCGAATCAGGAGACAACAATGAGTGATCCAATATTTCGATTCACGATGCGGGCCACGCCTGCCGATACCAGCGGCTACTATCACCCTCGCTGGGATACCGCTCAGAAGTTGACAGTCTTAGCTGGCAGCAGGAAAGAGGCAAGCGAGAAGGCGACGGCAATGCTTGGCGAAGTGCGCAGCGGGTATCAGTGGATATTTGCCTTTGACCAGATAGACGAAATCCCTGTGATTAATCAGAAATCCGAAGAAGCAGAGGAATCCGCCTCATGAAACAGTCACGCCTTGGCTCGTTCTACGAGGCCCTGATAAACGTTCTGACTGGCTTCGGCATCGGCCTGGCCTCTCAGATCCTGGTATTCCCAATGGTGGGCATAGAGGTATCGCTGTCTACCAATCTGGAGGTGGCCGCATGGTTTACGGTCATCAGCATTGCCCGCAGCTACGTGATCCGGCGTTGGTTTAATGACCGGCTTCACAGGGCTGCGCATCGAATGGCGGGAGGTGAGTGATGACGAAAGCCAAAGAGTTGCCGGGTCAGGCCGTGTTGCGAGAGCTGTTCGACTACAACACCGAAACCGGCGAGCTGATATGGCGCTACCGCGATGGCGAAACATCGCAATGGAACGGACGCTTTGCTGGCAAGCCAGTCACCGGGAGGCATCAAGGTTACGTCAGGGTGAAGTTCGCCGGACTTCGCACAGGCGTTCACCGGGTGATATGGAAGCTGGCCTATGGCGAGATTCCTGACCACATGCAGGTAGATCACATTAACGGCATCCGGGACGATAACCGGCTGGAAAACTTACGGCTGGTCACGAATCAGCAGAACCAACTAAACCGCCATTGCGACAAAGGGCGCGGATACAAGGGCGTGTATCGCAAGGGTAACCGCTGGAAGGCTGAAATTACGACACCGGAAGGCAGGAAATATCTCGGGCTGTTCAAGACACCAGAGCAGGCAGCCATAGCTTATGATGCCGCGGCGCGTCGTTGGCATGGCGACCATGCAAGATTGAACTTTCCGAACGTGTTTGAGGCGGACAGCCAGGAGGCAGCATGAGCAGAAAGCACCTTACCAGAAAAACGATTGACCCGCGGTATGTTCAGATCGGACGCCAGGAAGCTGCGGAGATTGTTGGAGTGAGCCCTACAGAGTTTGACCGCCTGCGCAAAGATGATCCGAAATGCCCCGCGGGGTTCCGGCATGGCACAGCAAGAAACAGCAGAGTGATGTTTCGGCTGTCGGATATCTACGGGTACAGCGAGCACAGAATGCAGACCGCAAATGCGGCCTAGCAGCGACCGCGGTGTATACCACCATGTATCCCAGGAGTTTTGTTGCCTGTCAGGCACCAGAATACGGGGGTTGCTATCTCTCTCATCAGGAGCTAAGGGCTATCATCATGTAGTACGTAGTTGGTTGATATGTTCACTAAAAGGCTCTTTTGGCTGCGCACGGGTACACCATGTAACTCATTGTATATTCGTGCCAGCCGTTTTTTCCTTGTATCCCCGCTTGTATACCGCCCTCAATTCTTTGTACCCTGCCTTCTCCTTGCCGGAGAAAATAAGAATGAAACGCAAACAGATCAAGCGCAGGCCGCTTGCCGATACGGTTCTCGAAAAGCTTGAGCCAGAAGCCTCTGAGTATCGCGAGCATGACAGCAATGGATTGTACTTTCGCGTAAAGCCCAATGGTAGCAAATCCTGGAACTTGAGGTACAAGCGCCCAAATGGGAAATGGGCCTGGAAAGGACTAGGGAGATTTCCGCAAGTGTCAGGGAGGTCGGCAAGAGAAAAGGCGGATGAGATGATGGGGATTGCCGCGGACGGTGGCGATCTCGCCGACCACGGAAAGGCGGAAGCCCCCGCGGTACTTTTCAAGGCGGTAGCTGAAGACTGGTACAGCCGGAAACAATCTGAGGCGCTTGCGGAGAAAAGCTTGCGGCTGATGCGCGACGGCCTGGACAAAGATCTGTTGCCCAGCTTAGGCGACATCCCGTTATTGGAAGTGACGCGAGCAGATTGCACGAGCGCCATTGAAAAGATCGAGGACCGCGGCGCATGGCACATCGCCAAGAAAGCCCGCGGGTGGCTCAAGAACATGTTCAGCCTGGCCATCGCACAAGGACGCTGCGACCTAAACCCTGCGTCAGAGCTTGGCCACGTTGCCCGCAAGGCGCCACCAACCGTCCACCACCCTCACCTGCTGGAAGACGAGTTGCCCGCCTTCCTGAGAGCGCTGAGCCGATCCAACAGCTTGTATACCACGAGGGCCGCGGTATACATGGTTCTTCTAACAGCATCTCGCCCCGGCATGGTGCGCCACGCCGAATGGTCAGAAGTGGATTTGGACAACGCGCTTTGGTCGGTGCCCGCGGAAAAGATGAAGAAAAGTCGGGATCACCTGGTGCCGCTGCCCGCACAGCTAATCCCAATATTGAAAAACCTTGAGGAAATTACCGGGCTTGGCCAATACCTGTTTCCTGGCTCAAGGGCCAATGACGTGCTCTCGCATACAACGATCAATGCCGCACTGTCTCGGGCCGGATACAAGGGGAAGCTGGTTGGTCATGGATCAAGGCACACAGCGTCTACGCTACTGAACGATCACGGCTGGCGCCGGGGTTATGTGGACATGCAGCTATCCCATGCGCAGAAAGGTGTTGGAGGCGTCTACAACAAGGCCAAGTACCTCAAGCAAAGGCGAGTCATGATGCAGTGGTATGCTGACTACTTGGATGTACTGCAGGCGGGAATTACCGCGGAGCAGAAAGAGCAGTTTGCTTTAAAGGTGATGGGCTAATGCACCACACCCCGATGATGACCGGTCTATGTTCATCCGTACAGCCGCAGCCCTTGCAGGGCGCACCGTTGAGCGAATCCACCAAACTGTTACATTATTTCAAAACACGGTATAACGGGCATTAACGGGTTGGTGCTTGCCCCAAAATTGCCCCAAGGACCACCCATGAGAATCACCACTGACATGCTCCGCGAACTGGAGGAAGCCATTGCCCCGGACGCCAAAGCGGAAATTCGAATCTATGCTGGCGGGTGTGATATTCGCGTGTGCTGGAACGGAGGCCTAAAGCAGGTCAACCAAAACCTGGGCGTTGTGCAGCTATCGGAGATCGTGGAGTACCGAGACGAGAAGATGCGGCGGGCCTGGGATAAGGTGATCACGAAATTTCAAGGATTGGCGGCTCAGTAGCATCACCTTTTGAGGGGATGCGCACAAGGTTCGGGGCTGCTATGCTCAATAATTCAATTCTTGCCAGAGTGACCCTTTGTGGAAATAGAACCCTGGTTAGTTCGCCCTGACCTATGGCTGGTGCTCTCGCTCGCCACGGTGATCACTATCGCCTCTACTGCATGGAAGCGGATAAAGCACCCGGACGAGTGCCCGCAGATGAACTGGATGGACTGGTGCGGCCATTACGCCCTGACGGGCATTCTGGTGATAATTGTGGCGGGAGTTCTCGGGCTGAAGCAATTGGCGGCTGCCGGCGTGCTGCTTCTGTTGCCACTGTACCCGATTGCCCTCCTTGGCATTCTCGGCAAGCTGGATGATGCCGCCACTGACATCATCCGAGCAATTCGGCGGCGCTAATCCTCCGCTTCGTTGTACCGCTTATTGAACTGATCAATGGCCCGCTTCATCTGCTTCTCGACGCGCTGCAACTTCTCATCCTCCTCCGCTGCCGATAGGTCCATGACCTCAATACGGTCACGCTGCTTGCGCAACATCTTCAGTCGGTCTTCAGTGGATTTCAGGATACCCTGCAGTCGCAGCTTTTCGCGGTAGTCTTTGCTGAACTGGATCCGATCCCGGCCCCTCAGGTTCTTGCGCTCATCGGCCAGCTGTTGGATCTCGTTGCGGCGATCATAGAAAATCGACTGATCCTCGTAAGGCAGCACCTTGCCGTTGACCTTTCTCCAGAACGGAACTTCTCGGTCCTCCAGCTCAACGCCTGTCGCCAACTTGGTAAGCAAGTTCGGTGTGCGACTGGTGAAGAAGTCATAGGCGCCACCACCGTAGTACCCAACCAGGAACTGCATAATATCCGGGCTCAGATCTACGGCACCGCTGCGGAACTCGCTGCCGCCAGTTGCGTCGTTTAATCCCTCTGCCAACCCCTTGAAGACTTCGGGCGTACTGCGGAAATACAGGGCGCTGTCCGGCTTCTGTGTGCCAAACGGGAAATTCTCCTTGTAGATCGGGCCGCCCATGAAGTTCTCATTTAGCGATATGCTGGCCACCGGCCGCAGAATCGTGGGCCAGATATTCTTTGCGACTACGCCGTAAATCTCTTCCGATTGCTCAAAGCCGATAGGCGAAAAGCTGCCGAGAGCAGCCATGATGATATTAGTTGCCGCCTTCCCTGCCGACTGGCTATCGCTGAACGCCATGTGCTCCATCTGGGTACCGAGAACTGGGAAAATGTTGTACCCGTAAGGCAGCGGGATCGTCCAGTATTCCCCGGGCTCACCGCCCACCAGGGATTTCATGATGACGATATTGCGCTCTTTGATGTAGTCGGGCACCTTGTCCCACCAGTTCACCTCGTCGTCATCCTCGCCGGCCACCAGGCGGTTCAGCATGGACAACGCGAATCCGCCGACAGCCATACCAACGGCAATCTTCTGTGCTGTGTGCATGCGGCGCCATATCGGATCGCCCTTGACGCCGTTCAACCGCCCCAGGGTTCGCACGAAGTTGGCAGTACCTTGCACGGAGGCGTTGGCGAACATGTACAGGGCGTTCATCATCGTTCCGAGTTCGCCCTTGCGGTTGAAGTTCACCGTCATGTTCTTGGCCAAGGACGCCGCCTGTGACCGGGGGATGCCGGCCTCAATGGCGTTCACGTAGGCAGATAGCCGCACACCGTTCTCAATGGCGCTGTTGGTGTTCTCAACCCAATCCGTGGTCGCCTTGAAGGCTCTGCGCATTGTATTGGTTGCGCCACCGCCGGCCACGGCAATCATTTTCTCCAAATCCTTCATCTGGCCATCGATGTCCTTCATGTCGAACCATCCGGTTTTGGCGCCATCGGCACGGAACTGATCGAAATGCGCCTGCCACTGACCAAGCTTGCCGTCTTTCTTGTTGCCTTTCAGGCTGGCATTGATCGCACGAATGGACGTGGCCACATCCTTGAGCGTCTTGGCGGCAATCTTCTTGCCGCGGGCTTTGCCGTCCTCGCTGGACTGCTCTGAAGTCAGGTTCAGCAGTGCGGTCTGGATATCTCGCGAGAAGTTTGATATTACGAACTCAGGGTTATAGCTGGTGTTCAGCGAGGACATAACCCGGGTGACGGCTGCCAGCGAGCGGATCAGCAAGTTGCTGTTGTCCGGCCCGATGTTGCGCATGGCATTCATCAGCCGCTGATCCTCGATCTTGATGTAGTGCGTTTTGCCATCCACTTTGGTGGTGAAATAGCGGTCGCTCATCATCGCCATCGGAATGGTCTGTTCGCGGACCTCTACCTTCATCTTGCCGGTGGCAGGATCTTTTACGCGCACAGCCTTGCGCTCCACCTCCGGGTTTTCATCGGTGTAGATGCGCCAGTAGTTATCGTTCGGGTAGGCTTGGACCAGATTCATGAATGACTGACCAACTTCGTTCTTGCGACGACGCAGGACAGCTTCAGACAGATCGCTGATTGTGTTGGCCAGCGGAGACGCCGCCTTGCTTTTCCGGCCGGCGGCCATCTGGGATTCCTTGCCGGCAATCGCGAAGCCTTTGCCAGCGCGGGGCATGCCGGGCTGCTGCTCGTCGGCGGCCCAGCCCTTCAGGGGCACATAGTTCTTGTACGACTCTTCCCAGGCCCCGATGGCGTCGGCATCTTCCAGGCCGGCGCTTTTCAGGATCTTACGGCGCATGGCCAGCATGTCGTGAACACGTTTCGCCAGGGCTTGGTACTGCTTCAGCTTGCCCTCTTTCTCCACCTTGGCGATGACCGCTGCGGCCTCAGAATCGGTCATGCCCGAACCGCCCTCCGGGATCTCCGGGTTGCGCTCGGCAATAACGCGGTTTCGCTCGGGAGCATGCAGCGCGTACAGGAATTCGTCCAACTGCTTCAGTGAAACATCATTCTCCGACATGGCCTTGGCCAGCGGCTCAACCATGTTTTCCTGAATGAGTCGAATATCGTTCTCCACCTTTCCGTGGAATAGTTCTTCAGCACGATAGGCGTTGGCGGGATCAGGGATTTCCCCGAACTGATCCTGAATGTTCTTCTGGACACCCTTCAGAACCGTATGCTTGTCGGCAATCTTGGATATGAGGTAGCGAGTCAGGGTATTGCTGGGCGGGCCGAATGGCTGGGGGTCAAGATCCGGAATGCCGGGGCCGTTGAATTTTACGTTGGGCGGGAGGTTGTTGTCGCGGCCTGCATCGTAACCGTCGCTGTCCTCGCTAACTCGCATCGTCTTCTTTGGTAGCGCTTCCATGACATCCTGTCGGAATGCTCGCGGCTTTTCTGAGGCAAGACTGAATCCGTTCGGGGCGATAATGTCCCGAACCACCCCGGCGGACATAAGGTTGATTAGGGACTTGGCCTCTGCCTCGCTATTTACAATCAGGAAGCCGTTGCCGCCACTGCCAGACGCTCGGCGCAATCGGCGCACCATCGCAGCCATCTCTTTCTGTCGCTTGCTGATTGCAGTCCGATTCATCATTGATCGGATTGTTTTGCCGGGGAAGGATGTGACCAGGGCCACTTTGCCTTTCGCGGTTGTGCTCACAAACACGGCGCGATCTGGCTGCTGCAGCGTTTTGGCGATTTTCCCCAGGGTTTCCGGGCTGGTTATCTTGGTGCCCAAAACGTCGTGCGGCAATTCAGGGTTGCCCCAAAAATCCGTGGAGCCAAGCGTGGCGTCCTGGATGGTTTCAAAGCCTTCATTCTTCCCGCCAATGACCGAATATTCGTTGGTATCAATCACGACGTGCTGAACGAAGCCTGGCACTTCCCTGGAAATCTTGTCAGTGAACGCGAAGTCAGCGGCTGACGGCACGGACTTTCCGCTCGGATGGTTGTGTAGCATGTAATAGCCATCGGCGCTCATGTTGGTCATCGACTTTTTCAGGTCGGAAATTGTACCGTCTATATTTTGGAAGGACACGGCGGCAGGCAGGCGTGAGGTAATGGCCTGCTCGGAAATAACCTCGCCGTTGCGAGTTAGAATGAAGCGGAATGTTTCAAAGCGGGGGTCGCGGTAAACTTGAGCCAGCGCGGCCAAGTCCCGGGGCGAACGAACAGTCTGACCAATCAGTTGATTCGGCTTACCTTCCTTGAAGTTTTTGTAGATGGCAGCGCCGAGTAGCGAAACTCCGCTTCCGTCAGCTGGTAGTTGCCCTTGGCGGTCCAGCCGAGCGTTGAGTTGTCGGAAAAAATCTCGCAGCGCAGACCGTCCCGCTCGACGCTGAGCTTGGGTTGTGTCGGGTCGAACTTCAAGGTTGTCATAAGCGTCCACCTGTTCCAGTTGATCCAGGGATTCCATGTCTGTAAACAGATCGCCCTGGTTCGGATTCGCCCGGTAAGCGCTGCGGCGACCCTCTACGCCATCTTGCGCCGGTTGTTGACCGCCGTCAACAGGCTTCGGCTCGCGCAGCATGCTCTCGGAAATCTCAAAGTTTCGACTGCCACCCTGGTTCTCGACAAAGCCAAGCCGACGATAGAACCGCTTCAGCCGGAACTTTCTGCCGCCGAAATCCGTAGACGGGGATAGAGCGACAGTCTGCCCGGTGCGGTCTGCATAGTCCAACAGCAACTTCATGGCCTCCGTACCCCTGCCGTCACCTCGCATACCTTCCGGCACTACAATTTTGTCAACAGTAATTACGCTGTTGCGCTCGCGGATGGAGTGCTGAATACCTGCTCGGGACCAATTGGCGCGGACGCCTTGGATGGAGTCGTAGTCTGCCTCTTGCTCGCCGACCCTGGAGTATTGCGACCCCGATTCGGATTCTTCGGGCGCGGATTGCTGAGTAGTACCGGATTCTGCTAGCGGCTTTGTGGTGTCGCCGCCGCGCATCCAGGCCTTGAAATCATCCATGCTCATGCGAGTGGTAGGGCCAACGGTCCAGCCATCCTCATAGTTATCGAGGTAGCCCTGCCTGGCATCCGCCTCGTTGGCAAAGCCCAGCATCACTTTGTGTTCATCGAATGTGCCGTCGGCGTTTGGCTGATCGATCACGAACACCTGGTCGATTTCTGGGTGTGGCCCAATGAACACGTCCAGGTTGTCACCATCAGCAGCGGTCGTGCCTTTGATGTCGCCGTAGTGGTGGGCCATGGTGGACTCCCACCGGTTGCCATCTGGATCGGTGCCGGAACGGGTGGAGCCCTTCGGGTTCTCGATGGCGATATCCAGCCCTTGCACACGAACGCGGCCCTTGCGGTAATTCCCCGCTTCTTTCTGTCCGTCGGTGGGATTGGTGTCAGTTTCGGTGCCGGCTTGCTCAACCTGGCGACTGGCCGGCGTAGACACGAACATATCGTCCTGGCCGGCAGCCATCGCAACATCGGCGGTGCGGTCGGATCCAGTGAGCGCAAATCCGTCTACTTGGCTATCGGCCTCGGTGCGCTGCTGTTCTTGGCGGCGCTGATCAGACTCGGCCTGCTCGGATTCCTCTCGGGTGCGCGCCTGTTCGGCAAGCTGTTCCTCGGTTTGGGCTTCGAGGTCGAGGGTTGGCGCTGTTTTGCTTTTATCTGACTTCCCTTGCGACTCTGCGAGGGCGTCGTACAGGGGCTGCAATGCCTCCCGGTATTTGGCGGCGCCCATTGCCTCAAGAAACTGAAAAACCTCTGGAAACCTAGACTCAACCAGGCCCGGATTCCTGAAGTATTGATCAAGAAATGCCTGAACAATTTCTTCTTCGTTTGCAAAGTTGGCTTCGGGCGCCAAGTCGCCAGCCTCTTTGCGCTCCTTCAGGAAGGCTAAGACTTCATCGCGTAAAGCCTTATCCTCTTTCAACCACTTGGACATTTCCCTGTTGCCAAGCAGCATATCAACCATGTGCCGGGCTTCTTCCAGTGCCTCGATGGGGCCGGCGTCATCTCTAAGATTAATGACTGCGCCATTCTGCCCCGCCTTGCTCACATATCCGCCGCTAGTCGGGCGCTGAGCCATTTCTTCGGCGGTCAAAAACTCAATCCTCAAAACCCCGTTAAGCTGAGGGTTTAGGTCATTGAGGTTGTCGATTACTTGCTGTGCCGCGCTTTGCTCTGCAGTTACTTCTTCTTGCTGTCCGCTCTCCGGTTGTCCGCCTTGATCTTCTCCAGCGGCGTCTTGCTCAGGTACTGGTTCACTGTCTCGCGGCTCTTGCCTTGTTTCAGTAGTCGCTCGGCGGCCCTGTGTCTGGCCACGTTCTCCGCTGACTTCTGCATCTGCTCCCTGTTCATAGCTCATCAACTCCTGCTTCAGTTCGGTGACCACCTTGGAGCGGTTTTCACCATCATACACCCGGCGAGCGGCACGGTTCACCATCTCGTTCAGTGCCGGCGTGGTGGTTACCCGGCCAATGAGGTCCAGGCTGCGGGCGCTCTGTTTGGTGATACTCTCGTTGGCCTCGGTGGCAATCTGGTTGCCGGCCTCGCCAGCTCTGTCGGCGTTGTCGTTCAGGCTCTTAAACAGGCGCTTGTCGGAGTTCAGGCGCTGGCGTAGGGCGTCCAGAACCTTCAGCCGGTCCTGCATCAGCGACACTTCCTGCGGGTCATCGCCAAACAGGCCGCCCTGCTCACCCTGGGCTTGCGCAAAGTCAGCGGCACGAATTTCGTTGACCAGAAGCTGACGCTGGTATTCCGTATCCGGCTGAACCTTCTGGAAGGCGTCGGCGGCAGCTTCCTGTTGATTCTGCTCGCTGAATGCGGAGCCGATAGCGGCGCCGTCCTTCTCCGTTACTTGGCCGGCGGCGACCATTCCGAACACATTGTCCGACAATCTCGAAAGTGATTCCCCGTCACGGACCACCTGACTGGACGGCAGGTTGAAAATGTCCCGAACTTCGTTGGCGGGCACCTCGCTGTCCCGGAAAACCTTGGCCACATCCAGTGGTTCGGCTTTGCCGTCCGCAATATTGTTCATGGCGGCCTCAACACGGGCCTGCTCCACACTTACGCCATCAGCCTCGTCAATCACCGTGGCGTTGATTTCACCCTGGTTCAGACGACGAGCCAGGTCTACCCGGTGATGGCCGTCAGCGACGAACATGGAGCCGTCTTCGCGGCGATGCAGCAACACGCTGCCCGCTCGCTTGTCGTCCCACCGCTTCACGTCTTCAAGGCGCTTATCAACGCCCTGCTCATTCACGCGGCTACGGAATTGGTATTGCTCCGGATCCACCTTGATCTGATCGACCGGGACACGGAAAACGCCGGTACCGGATTCTGTCAGGGGCGAACCGTCATCGTTGGTTGCCTGCTGGTCGTCCGGAACACCCACAACTGGTGGCTCAACGGGCGATACTTCAGCGGAGGCCTCTGCTGTAGCGGTGGGCTGATCGAATTGATCAAATGCATTAACGTCGCCTGCCGCGTCCTGCGCAACATCAGTAGCTTCCTGGTCTGGCTCGGCATCCATCCGAACGCCTTCGCCAACAGATTCGCGCTCATCTACTGTCTGCTGAGGTTTTGCGGTTGCAGCCTCATAGGTGGCGGTACCGCCACGAACCACGCCGCCAGTCGGGCCACCAACCAGCGCACCACCAGCAGCCCGACGGCCCGCTGTCGATGGATCCCAGCCGGCTTGTGTGCCAACAGACTCGCCGGCGTACTCAATGCCGCCTTCCTGCGCAGCCTCCGTCGTGGCCTCTGTCGCTACAGCACGCCCAACAGCACCTGGCACTTGCTTCGCACTGGTAACCGCCTTGCCGCCACCGGGCAGCAACTTACCCAGGGCGAACCGGTCAAGCAGCACGGACGCAGCAGCGGTCGGACCAGCCACAAGGTAATCCTTTAGGCCTGGCATTCCGCCGTTCTCGGCCAGTTTCTCAGCCTCACGCTGGAGTTTTCCGGGGATCTCGGTGCCGTTGGCGAAGTTATCGACAATCGCTTTCTGCAACTCCGAGCTGGCGTTGCGAATGTCGCCGCCATCATTTTCTACCCGGGCCTCGCCGATTTCCTGAGTGCGCGATGCCAGATACGCGGGCGTGCTGATGATGAGGGCTGCCATATCTGAGAGGGCGGCAGGCCCCTGCTCGGCAACGGCCCCCGCCAGGTTGCGCAAGGTAGGCTCGTCCAACGCTTTGTCGATGGTGAAGTTCGGCTTATAGCCGAGCCCCACATCCTCGACAGCCTGACCTGCGGCCCCAAGTCCAGTATCCGTGTCTTCTGGATTAACACGACTTGTAAAGTCTACGCCGTAGCCACCAATCTCCAGGTCAGGATCATAGCCTTTACCTCTGAGCGTGTCGGACTTATCGATCACCATCCCAGGGTTGAGCCCGCCCAAGCGATCAGTAATAGCTTTCTCGCCCTTCTCGGCAGCGTTGCCAATGAACTGGATGGCATTACCGAGCAGATCAAAGCCGCGTTCGCCAGCATTGCGCAGGGAGTTACTGAACAGCCCTGCATCATCATCGGTTTCGACGGGGGCCGATTGCTGGATTTCCGGCTGGACATCAAAAGCATCAAACGGATTTTCAGCAGGCTGCGCAGGTGACTCGCCACCCTGAACATCGAACCGATCAAAGGCGTTAGCCATCAAATGCCCTCCGGGAGGTATCCGTATTTCGCGCGGAACTGTTCAGCCAGCCCCGGATTGTTACGCAGATGCTCAACAGCGGCAGGTGGTGCAGCCTGCGGCTGCTCGCCGCCAGCATCCCGATTCACGCGCCCACTGATACTACCATCCTCTTGCGGTACCCCGGTGCCATCGCGCGGCAGCGTTTCGGCCTGTGCGTCGATAAGCTCAAGGCCCTGCGGTGTAGGCTGCCCGTCTTGCCCTGACTCGCCAGTACCGCGAGTGCGCGAGCGAATCATCTGCAGCGTCTCGATTGCCTGTTCGCGCATCTGTTCCGGCGCCCGGTAGTTCTCGTCACCCGGGAATACACCAGAAGATTCCTGGAACTTCATTTCCTGGGTGACAAAGTCATTCACGAAACGTGCGGGATCGGTGCGGCTCTCGTTGACGCGATTGAATGCCACGTCGAGGTTCGGCGCCATGCCGTTCTCAACCATCCATTCAGCGGTCTGCACGTCAGCAGGCGCTTTGCCGGATCCGCGCTCACCTCTTTGCTCCGGCGTCCGGAAGTCACCCATAGCCTCGCCGGTTTCGGGGTTGACCAGTTGACCGTTAATATTGATGCCCTTAACCGGCTCCTGAGTCTTGCCAGTTAGCATCGAATACAACCTGGCCGCATTCTCACTGGCGCCATTGGTGTTGATGACGTTTCTCAGAACGCGATAGCCCTGCGCGGTATTGACCAGGCTTTCAACCGGCACTTCCCGGATCTCGTCATCCTCGCCGGCCACGCCACGATTGCGAGTCATAGGTGCGCGGTATCGGGTGCCGTCCTCGCCCTCCACATCCAGCTCAAAGGCCATCGTGCCCTCGGTGCGCCCGGGCAGCCCTGCGGCAATGCGCTTTCGGCCACCCTTGCCCCGGTTAATCATCGGCTCGAACATGGTGTTGATCGCGTACAGCCCTTCGTCGCTGTTCAGATCCAGATCATCGCTCGGATCAATGACGCGCTGCGCGGTTTCCAGCGCCTTATCGACTTCGGGATTCAGGGCGGCCAGATACTGCGGCTTGTTTTGCAGCCACTGCAGTTCCTCGTCGGCCAGGTCCATGCCGTTCGCAATCTTGCCAAACACGAACTTGGCGGTTTCCTGATCCTGCTGCTGCTCAAGTTGCACCTTCTTCATCTCGAAGGTTTCTTCCTGCATATCCAGCCGACGGTCGGCCCGATCACCCTGCTCTTGCCGGGTGTAATAGTTATCAGCCAAGCCAAACCCTTGAGCAAAGCCAGACGCCAGTCCTCGTGTATCCAGTGCCATGATTCTGCCCTCTTAAAAGATTTCGGAGGCGATGAAGCCAACGCCCGCGCCAATGGCTGCACCAACGGGGCCGCCGGCCATCATGCCAATACCTGCACCGGTGCCGATGGCGCTCATCTTTTGCCCGCGTTCGGCCTGCTTCATTGCTTCCTCGGCTCGCTTGGCCTGCCGCTGCTGTCCGGCCAGGTCACTAATGCCCTGCATGGCCTCGCCTTCCATCTGTTTGCGCAATCCTAGAAGTCCGTAGCTCATGAGTTCATCACCCTGTCAGGAATGTTTGAAAGCCCCATGCCGCCGGCCAGAATGGCCTGCTGACGGTCAAGGGCGGAAATGCGAGCCTCGTTGCCTGCGGTGGCCATGGCGGCGGTTCGGCCTACGCTGGTGGCGCGTTGCTGTGCCGCCTGTTGTTCCGGGCTGAGATTCACGCCATACCGCTCACGGTTCTGGTCGTTGACGGTGGTCGCGGTGTCGAACGCCAGGCCAACGCTGGACTTGGCCTGTGTGGCCGCATCCTGTGCCGCATTGGGGTCCGTGGCGTAGTCGGCCAGTTTCGTGATGTACGGTGCGAACCGGGCTTTCCAGTCCTCCCATTGAGCGCGGGAGAGTTGGCCGAGCAGTTCGGAGGCACCTTGATTCCCCTGAAAGGCTTGATTTGGGTTGATGAAGTTGTCCGGATTGTTCTGGTCGAACTGCTGGTTCTCAAAGTTGTAGAAGGCGTCCTGCATAATGTTCATGAGTAACCTCCTGCGTAGTCGTAGAAGCCACCGGAGCTGTCATCGAGGCCGAAGTTGTTGGCCGACGTATCGAAGCCGGTATCCATGCCGTAGCCTTCGGTTGAGGGCGCATTCATCCCCTCCATCCCGTACCGCGTCCCTGCCCCGGCCACGGTGCCGATCAGTTGCAGGTTGGCACTGCGGCGGTTGAAGGCTTGCTGTGCGTCATTGATGGCATCGGCAGAAGACTCCTGTGCCATGCGGGAGAGTCCTGCCTGTGCACGGCCTGATTGCCCCTGGCCAATGGCGGTAATGTTCTGCAGGCCCATCACCTTCTGGTTGTCCTGTTCGAACTGCGCACGCCCCAGGTTCTCGCCCCCGGCCTCGGCAATGTCCAGTGCCAATCCGGTCTGATCGCCTTGAGCGCGGCCACTGTTCGGGTTGATGCCTGCTTTGCCCAAGCCCCGGGACAGATCACCCTGCGCCTGAGATTGCGCCTGCGTCTGGGCCTGCATGGTCCGGCCCCGGATGTAGGACATTTTGCCCTCGGAATCCATGGCATCGACCGACGCCATGTACTCATCTTCCAGAGGGGCAAGATTCTCTTGCGCAAAGTTCCACTTTTCAGCGGCCACTTGCGCCAGGTATCGCTGCTCCGGGGTATCTTCAATGTCGTTCCCGCCTTTGCTCATGAAAGCCTCCTGATATATCTCTGGCCGGTGCGTTGCCAGTCTCGGAAAGCGCGCCGGTAACCCGGGCGGTCAGATGTAAATTCCAGTTGCTCGGCGCCAATATCCCGGGCCAGCGATTCAATCTTCGGGAGGTATTTGCCGATCAGGCCGGTGCCTTTGCTATACGCCACCCATACCAACACGCTAGGCACTTGCCTATAAACGGGGAGCAGAATGAAAAATCCTTCGGGAACGAAAAATAGGAAGGCTTCGGAGCGGCATAACCGGCGGAAGATTTGTTCGGGGTCGTCAATGCCGGCCTTGGCCCGGACGGCCTCAATGCCATCGGCAATGTCTCCCCAAACAATGGGAATGTTGTGGGACAGTATGGGCCGGATTGCCTCGTCAGTGTTCGGCATAGAGTTGCCCTAGTTTCTGATTCCGCGCAATGATTTTATCATTATCATGAGCTTTCAGCACTGAAATAGCGTAAATAACGTCCGATTGGAAGCTGCGCCGACAGTGGTCCTGCTGCCAGAAAAAGATCCGGTTAATGATCTTGTACCCGGTGCGCCAGCGCGGCTGATCCCGGTTGATGAAGCAGCGGGCCGAGACGGTCATATCCGGGCTGCCAGACAGCAAGGCACAGTTGATCCCCTGGGAGAGCCAGGCCGCAATCCCACCAATCCAGTCACGCATGGTGATTTCCTCAGTTGAGCCAGTACGAAAGGTCGGACAACTGCGCCGGGGTCGGCGTCGGGTCCATCTGTTTGAATTGCTCGGCGCGGACGTGCAGAAGGGCGCCGCGTGCGGCCCGGTTCAGCTTGACCTCGGCGTAGACTTGCTCAAGTTCGGCCTTGGTCAGCTGAATGAACGAGTTGTCGCCCCGCTTCCAGGTGAGCTTGCCAGCCTGAACTGTTGGCAAATTGTCGAACAATTCGATGGAGCCGCTCATGCGGGCATCGCTGCGCTCGTCGCAATCAAAATTGCCAAAGGTGGTATCCACCGGCGCGGTTTCGTGCGTGTCGCGCCAGTGCTTGATCTGCGCCCACGTTGCCGGACGGTTATCCGGATTAAGTTGGAATGACCGCTTCAATGGCCACCTCCTGATCCAGATAAGGAATGGCTGAGAATCGCAGGGTGTAAGTGCCGGCAAGATCAACCGAGAATCGCACCTCACCATCGGTCACTTCGTCGGTCTGACCATCTGGCCACTCAACCGTCGTACCAGCCGGAACGTTGCTGATTACACACTCATCTGTACCGTTAGCAATAATTCGAATAGAGAGTATTTGCAGATTTAAAGGTTGCTTCGGCAAAACTTCGCCGGCTGCTATATAGCTGTTAGAGTCTGTAACAGTTTCAGGGACTTCGATTGCAGGACGTTCAGTTGTGCCTTGCAGCTTCCCCATGCTTTTAGGGCAAGACACTATTCCTGTTATAAGTCCCCTGGAATCATATACCGCAAAATGGCTTATCATCTTTTTGCTCCAATTACAGCAATACTGCCGACAACGCTCATGGACGAGCCGTTTATCTGTCGTGCCTGAATTGCTACAGAGAAAACGCCTTTAGGCAAAGAAACGTAAGCAGATATCGGCGCAATATCTGGTGCCTGCATGATCTCGACAGGAGTACCGTTCACGACGGCGCGAGCTTCTACTTTTATGGTGGCTTGGCCAAAAGCGCTGGTTACTCTGACAAACCCCGTAAGAATTCCACCTATTGCGCCATCTGTGTTGTTGTTAAAGTTAAAGGAAGCCACAGTAGTAAAGGACGAGCCAATAGCCAGAGGCGACTGTCTTCGAGCGCCTGCAGGGATTGTCACCGCCTGCCCCTTGATCTGCAGCGTATCGACGTAGGCATCACCGGTGAAGATCTTGTTGCCGTCGATCAGGGTGTAACCCGGCTTTTTCCAGCTATCAACAATGGACAAGCCTGCATCAGCGTCCTGCGCCATTTGCAGCACGTCGCCAACATCCTGACTGGTTCCGCCAATCTGCAGGTTCTGACTGATGTACCCGGTATTTGCTTCAATGCGGCCCCGGAAGGTGCCGTTGTAAAACTCGACGGTGCCGGATTGCTGCAACCGCCACCCGGAGTTACCCGCTGAAAAGTTACCTGACTGCGCATCCCCGAAGAAGGTGGCAGCCTCTGCAACGCTCAGATTGTCCACGTCGACGTAATCGGCTTTCAGCTTCCCGGAGACTGTTGTTACCGGGACACCGGTATCAGTGGTGATCTTGCCAAAGCTGATGGCGCCGACCATGCCCGACTCAATATAGCCCTCGGGGATATAGGCCGGAACGTTGATCACGAAGCGCTTGAAGCCCTCGACCTCGGCATAGCCAAAGACCAGTTGCGTGTCGCGCACGGCGGCCATGCTGGAGTAGTTGGTGTCCGGATCGAAGGGGGCGATGGATTGCCCCGGGTCGATGAAGTACACGGCGTCCGAGGCGACAATAAACTCACTGGCACCGTTGACGTTGGCCAGGCCGATGCCTGCAACACGCCCATTCACGTCGAGTTTGATGGTGTACTGGGCGGACAGAACGGTTATGTCGTCCTCAAGGTTCTGGACTGCGGACACTTCCGCCTTGGTTTGCAGGGCGCTGGTGTTGCCGTTGACCGAGGCCGTGAGCGTGGTCACGTCGCTGGCAACCGCTGTAATGTCCTGCTCGTTGGCAGTGACGCGCACATCCAAGTCCTGAAGTGCCTGGGCGTTACCGTCCACGTCCAGCGCCTGCACATCGGCCTGCAGCTGGGTAATGTCTGCACTGTTGGCTAAGATGGTGCCTTCAGCACTGGTTACCCGGTTGTCCAGCAGGTTCAACGCCGTGCTGTTGGCGGTAATATCGCCCTCTGCCGTGGTCAGGCCGTTTTCCAGCAGGGTAATGCTGGCGCTGACCGAGGAAATGTCGCCCTCGTTGGTCGTAACCCGGGATTCCAGGCTGCTGATAGAGAGTGCTTGCGCGGCCAGGCTGGAGTCGTTGTCGGATACATCGGTTTGCAGGCTGGTCACGTCCGACGAAATGCTGGTGATCTGGCCTTCCGCTGTGGTGATGCGGGTTGCGTTGTCCGCGATGGCTACAGCATTGGCTGAAAGCAGGTCGTCATAGGTCTGGTACGCGCCGATCTGGGTCCAGTTTGCGCCCTCGACCGGGGTCGGGCTGGGGGCGGTCATGGTGACCAGCGCCCGCCAGGCGTAGCCGTTGTATTTCACGGTGTCGCCGGGGTCGTAGCTCACGGCGCTGTCGAACGCCGGCAGGTTCAGAACTTCGTTAACCGCAGTCTGAATCGTATCAATGCGGGCGTCGTGATCGAGCAGCGTGGTCTGAATGCCGGGAATGGCCTGAATCGGCGTCAGCAATTCATTGGCCAGCTCGCTCTCGGAAATCTTGCCGTCGAGCAGGTCCACAATGTAATCAATGTCCAGCGCCTGGGCCATCGTGCCGGATGGGCTGTTCAGCGGACCTTCAATGTCGCTCGTTGAGGTGAACGAAATCCAGTAGTAATACGGCTTCGGCACCACGTCATCGCGCACCACATCGGTATAGAACGCGCCGGCTTCCCGCCCGACCAGAATCGCATTGGCGAAGTTGTCTTCTTCCGCCCGGTAGATATTGGTGTAGGCGTGATTGGAGTACAGCGAGCCTGGAATGTCCCACGTCAGGTCGATGCGACCGTCAAAGCCGCCAATGGCGTTGAAGCCAGTCGGGGCCGGAGGGACAGACAGATTTGGCGGCGGCGGGCTCGGCTCCAGGCTGCCCGGATTGTTCGGGCTCAGGCCGCCCTTGATCTTGACGATGCCGCCATCCACCAGGTCCCGGAGCGTGATCTTGCGGTCCAGCGGATCACCGCGCACACCCTCGCCGGTTTCGATGATCTCCTTGATCGCGGTAACCAGAGGCTTGAGCTCATTGGCCACCTTCGGGGAGACTTGCGGGAGCGTCTTGCGGCGAGCCATTAGACCAATTCTCCCGGGCTGGTCGCCAGCTGCACACTGGCCACCTCAACGGCGCCGCTCAACACCACCTCCCAATCACGGGCCAGGGTGAAGCCGGGCGGCATCCGGAACATGCTCGCACTCTGAACGGCCTGATCCAGCACGGTCTGGCCGTCGGCGTAAACGGTTAATTGCACCGGGTAGGCGTACGCAATGACCTTGCCGCAGGTGAAGCCAGCAGAGCCGGGAGGAAATTCATGGATGCGTGAGCGCCAGGTGAAGGTCTGCGGGGTACCGGTGTTCCAGGTGACAATGCTGGCACCCTGCACCAGGTACAGGTTGTCCTCGGCGATGTCGTAATACCCGGCGTCGGCCTGGGTATCGAAGAATTCAAAGCCAACACCGGGCGTAAACAGGAACGAGCCGGTATCGGTGAAGCCGAGATACGAGCCGTTATACAGATAGGCGTGAATGGTCGAAGGGCTCAGGGCCAGCCATTGATCCCGACCGATAACGTCAGACGTGATGACTCGGGCCTCGCTGCCGCCAATGGCCACTAGACCGTCGTAGCCGGCATAGATTGCGTACCCGCCCATATCCACCATCGAGCGCTTGGATAGGCAAGGCTGATTTACGTCCAGTTCCATCTGCGCCATGGCCTCCGGACTGGAGCCGGTGACGAGCCAGGGCTGGCCGGTGGTGGTGACCACAAGCCCGCTGCTGATCGCGGCAATGGCGACAATGGGATCGGGGAACGATAGCTGGTAGGAAATCGGCCAGGCGTGCGGCAAGTACGGTTCGCTAAACGCCAGGGTGTTGTCGAAGAAGCCGACGAGAATCCCGCCCGGGAGCGTGGTCAGTCCTTGCATGGCCGCGTTCGGGCCATCCCATTCCAGTGAGACCAAGGCAATACCCAGCTGCTCAGACGGCACGTTGTCGGTGTAGGTGCCGGTTGCAGCCGGCAATTCGGTTACCAACTGATAGGTGCCGCCACTCTCCACCCGATACAAGCGCTTCATGGTGATGTTCAGGTTGGCGGTCGGTACGGCTGGCAGGGTCACTTCAACCTCGCCAAAGTCCGGGTTGTCCACGGTGTCGTCCCAACGCAGCACAAAGCCAGACGGATCAGACGGCGGGCCTTCCTCGCCAAACTCGGTCACGAGCGTAACGACATAAGCGGTTTCAAGGGCAGTATCGGGAACGTCAACACGGGAGGCAGGCGCGGCCACGGAAGGGCCGGAGTCGGGCGCGGGCACGCCAAGCTGATACCAGGCGGACGGATAGGGGCCGGTGCCAGTGGTCAGTTGCGCAATGGAGCCCATTTTCGGGTCATCCTGTCCGGTCCAGTAGACGCGGGCATACGCATCGTTGGCAATCGGTGAGCGCACCACATCCACGTCGTACTCACTGCCCCATGAAAACCAGAAGCCGGCGCCGTTGTTGCCCTCGTCATACCGCCAGAGATTCGCGGGATTGATCGTTGCAGGCAGGCTTGAGGCCGCTGTTACGCCCTTGTATGGCTTCAGGGTGCCGCGCTTTAGGTCAAGATTGCGGGCCACCTGGGCGTTGTTCTCGGGCAATAGGCGAGGGTCCAGGATCGGAATTTCGCCCCGGAAAGCCGCGTGCTGAATCTTCATGAAGCGAATCCTGTCAGATGAACGGGCGCATCTTCACGCGGGCACCGCCGCGCGCGTACCCGTGGGTCGCTCGCTGTTTGGCCTCGGTGGTCCCGGCCCGGAACTGGCGCTGGTAGTAGGTGGCCAACTCCGGGTTGCGCCACGGTTGCGGCATCAGGAACAGGCGCCAGAGCACCCCGTCGGCAATCACGGCATGCCAGTGGGTCAGCACGGCCTCCGGTACTGCTGCACCGGGCACCGGGCGCAGCGCCAACTTGCCGGTCAACGAATCCTTGGTGGTCTTTCTCAGCAATTCGACGGTGGCCGGGGTCGGCTGCACAAAATCCCGGCCAGACACCAGGGGATGGCCGTTGTCGCTCAGCGCGGCAATGCGCAGCGGTTCCGCATCCTCGGGCACCAGCAACTGCGGGTAGCCGCTCTTTGCACCCACCACCACGATACCGGTGTGCACCCAGGCATCACCGGCGTCACACAACTCCCGGGCCATACGCTGAATCTGATCAGCCACGGTGGCGCGAGGCGCGTCCGGGATGTCCAGTTGAATCTGGTCGATCAGGTCATCCTGGGTCATGCGTTACCTCGGGGCGGGTTGGCCGACATATCCGGCGCGTTCGGGGAATACGCCTGGTCGGCCTGGCGCTTGCCGGTCAGCTGTTGGGCGTAGTTCTGGTAATGCATCCGGGCCCGGTTCAGGTTCTGGGGCGTCTCCGCATCCTTGCTGAAGGCCCGATACAGGATGTAATCGGTGGCCGCTGGGGCGTGGGCGTCGTTCAGCTTGAACGCTTCCAGGCTGTAGACGGCAAAGGTGGTTCTCAGATCGTGCGGCGCCGGCACAGTCGAATACAGGATCTCGACGGCGGCCCCGGCCTCGGCGGGCGGGTACACATAGAACGTCATCGGGTCCAGGTCGTCGAACACGTAGTGCTCGATGCGCGTGGTGGCCGGGTCGGAGTGCCAGCCACGGCGCACGGTATCCAGAGACTGGCGTGTGGCCACCGATACCCCGGTCATGGCCCCGACGGTGTTGCGGATCACGTCGAGCAGTCGCAGTCCGGTGTCCGGAATGCTCTGCTTGGTGCCGGCGGCCAGGACCAGTTCTTCGTTCACCGTCGATACGTCCGGCTTCAGACCAACGGCGGCCTGATAGAATTCATTCAGCCAGCCGGCCAGTTCATCATTGGTCCAGCGAGTGCCGTCGGCGCCGGTCTCTTGCAGGACGCGCTTGGCGTTGCTCACAATGGCGCTGACGGTGACGGCCATGGTCTACATTTCCTCCATGTGCGGCATACCCGCCATGGCAGAGGTCCAGGGCATCACCCGCCCCGTATTGCGGTTGCGGCCCATCTTGCCCGCATAACCGGTCTTGGCCGGCTCAGGGGCGACAGGCGGGGCAGGCTGCTCTGTTTGATTGTCAGCCTCCGCGGCAAAGCCTTGGCTCTCGGCCTCACCGATCAATTCAGCACGCAGTACCTCTTTGGCCTTGCGCTTATCCACATCAACACCCAGGTGTTCGGTGCCGAGATCTTCCAGTTCGTCCTTGGTGCGGGCTTTTTCCAGCTTATGAATCAAGTCCATGGTGTACTCCAGAAACACAAGACCGCCCCGGAGGGCGGCCTTATGATCAGTGGGTTTAGCCGCGCTCGGCGTACAGGTGACCGATGGCGTTCGGGTCGATGACCTTGTAGCCATGCACGTTCAGACCACGGATCAGGCTGCCGAAATCATTGGGATTCTTCAGCGTTTCCATGTTGGTCATCTGGGACGCGAAGGTCAGCGCCTTCTTGTGACCAAAGATCACGTTGGTGGCCTGGTTGGTGGTGGTGGCGTCCGTCACAACATCCAGGTTGTTGTTGACGTATACAGTAAACCTGTCGAGCTCTCCGACCTTCCCATTGCGGAACACAGAGGTGGAATCACCCATCGCGCTCGCGTCACGCAGGTCGGACTTCTTGAGCATGCCGTTCATCCATGCGGGCAGGACAACGAAACGGCCGGTGTTCGGGCAGTTCTGCTCGTCCAGGGCGGTACCGCAGTCCACCAGAACATCCAGGATGTTCGCCTTAGTGATGACTACCGGCGCACCGGCCGCACCCAGGTTCAGGGAGCCGGACTTGGCGCCTGCCGCTGCACCGGCGTTGGCCGCAGCCGCCTCGGTGTAGGCATAGGCGTTCACGTCGGTGTCGATGGCGATACCCATCTGCTGACCACCATCGTCGGACCAGTTGTCCATCAGGCTCAGGTCGGACTGGTAGGCGTCGATGTCGTTGACCTCGAAGGCAAAGTACTTCGCCTTGTCGATCTGCAGTTCCACCTTGTCGCTGGTCGGCTTCTCGTAGGTCAGTCCGCCACCGATCTGGTAGTCATTGATGGTGATGGATGGAGTGGTGCGAATTTGCACCGTGTCGCCCTGGGCTTTGATCTCACCTTCGTAGTAGGTGTTGGCGATTTCGCCATAGGCGGTTGATGCGTACAGCTTCTCGACCAACTTGCCTGACCAGATTGAGGGGATAAACCCCGGGGTGCTGGTGCTGGAATAATCGGGATGACCTGCATCCCTTACTGGACCTGCCATGATAATTACCTCTCGGAATCAATGAACCGCGAGGCGTTGACCGGGGCTTAGCGCACCCGGCCCTCGCGCTGTGCGGCGAAGATGTCGGCTTCGAGCCGCTTCCCTTCTTCAGCGCTGTACTTCCCGGCGGCCTTCTTCGTGTAGAAGTCCTTGATCTCCGCGCCAGTCCATATCTTTCCCGCTTCGGGGGTGGTTGTAGATCGGCTGGTGGGAGGATCAACCTGGTCGTCGGGAATGCGCTGAGTCTCGGGTTTCGGCTGCTGTTTTTTGAAGGCGTTGAACACGGCGGCTACACCGTCTGCATCCAGTGCCTGTTGCGCAGTGCTCAGCGATTGCTGGCGCTGCTGTCCGGTCTGCGGGTCGTACTGCGAGAGGAAGTCGTGGAACTTCTTGTCGTCGTTCACGGTTTTCCAGTCCGGCACCAACTCACCCAGGGCCGTCCAGAACGAGGCAGAAGTCCTCTCCTGCTCTTTCTGCTCAAACGTCTCAACCTTGCGCTTCAGCTCATCCACCTCGGCGCTGTTGTCGGGCTTGCTGGCACTGCTGGACACCATGCGTTGCACGAACGACACGAAGTCCTCTCCAAATTCCTCTTTGAACTTGGCCATCTGCTCGTCGGTCAGCCCGTCAGGGTTGGTGGGTTGGTCGGAGGCTGATTGCAGCTCCGTAATCTGGCGGTCGGCATCCTCGAGCTTCTTGGTCAACGTTCTGACCTCTTCACGCAGCGCAGGCACCTCGGCGGCGTACTTCCCGTTGATGACGTTGAAGCGGTGTTCCCAGTAGGCTTCGGAGCGTTTCGGCTCGTCGGTTGGGGTTTTGTCTTCGCCCTGGGAGCGCTTTTCGTCGTCGGGTTTCGCCTCGGGTTCAGCGGATTGCGTGGCAGTGTCCGGTGCATCAGGCGTCTTCTCGTCCACTTCCGGAGCCGTTGGTTCGGGATTCTGGAGGGATTCAAAGTGTTGCTTGGCCACATCGGCCTGCTGCTGGACGGAACGGGGTAGTGACATTTCAACTCCTATGCGCTTATCTGCGCGGTGAGCCGGCATGCGCCGGGGTTCACGATTCGGGGTCACGGATTCGGTGCCGTTGGCCTTACCGGCATCGAGCGATCACCCACAAAAAAACCGCCTCCCATTGCTGGTGAAGCGGCTTTCTTGTGAGGCCCGGCGGACCGGGCTATTCGCTGTAACGTCTATCCACTACTTTGCGGGCTTCGGTGAGCTTTTCGATGATGTCCTTGAGCGTGTCAGCGGAGCCCTGGCGCCTGTGGAGCTGTACCGGGTCCGGCAGTCGCTCCAGCTGGTCCCTGCATTCCTCTCGTTCCGCCTTGAGGATAGCCAGCAGGCGCTGACCGTCCTGGGATTGCGCGATTCTGGCCAGGGCCTTGTAGTCCTGTTCGGTCATTGTCATTGGCTTCTCGCATCATCTTGAGAATTTCGGCCATGAGCTTGCGGGCCTTGAGCGGCGTCATGGTCATGGTTTCCTGGGTGTCGGCCTGAGTCTCCGCCACTTCCGCCTCGCTCTTGGCCGCCTTGGCCATCTTCTCCTTGGCCTCGGCCTGCTTAATCATGCTTTCCAGTTCCTGCATCATCTGCTGGGCTTCGTTCTGGCCGCGGGCGTTCTCCAGCATCTTGTCCTCAGAGGGGATCAGGCCGGGCATATCCAGTTTCTCGGCCATGGCTTCAAGCAGATCACGGCGGCCTTCGCGGCCAATGATGCCCATATCAATCTCGTTGCCGGTCATGGCCAGGAATTCAGCCCGCATCTGGTGCGTCTGCTCACGAATCAACATGGCGGAGGATCCGCGCGGCACCACGGCAACGTCGCCCTTAATGCTGTTATCGTCGCTGTACTGCATGTTGTGCAGCCACAGCGCCTCGATCACGCGACGGATAACGCCCCGGTCGATGTGGCGAATGGCGTCCTTGATACCCTTGTTCGCGCTCTCCATGAGCATTGAGAGGCCGGAGGCTGTCTGCCCTGCCCCGCCCACGCGCTCGTTGCCATAGGAGTAGCGGGGAATGTTGGTGGCGTCGTCGGCGCGGATCTCAAACTTCTCGTACACCCCAAGCAGTTCATTGGCGTTGCTTGTGGGCTGAAAGAAGTTCAGCGCCCTGTTGTTGCCGGTCAGATTGGAGTCCTTGGTGCGCCAGATCTTCCACGGATAGATTTCATCCCCGCTTTCTGAAGGGTCCAGGCGCTCGTAATAGACTTCCACCTGCGGGCCCGAGCTGATCGCCAGGTTGTTGACCAGCGACCGGGCGGTGGCGTTGCACACGTCCTGAATGTCGGCCATCAGTTCAGGAATCGCCTGACCCCAGAACGAGCCAGGTACGGGCTGGAAGGACGCCTTGTGGTACGGGCGGCGCTCCAGTGGATCGCGGTTGATCTTCACGCGGATCACGTGCTGACCGATCAGGGTGGCCTCCACTTCGTATTCCGCCAGCGGGTCTTCGATATCGTCCGGGTTCACGCCCCACTGCAACAGGCTGGTGCCCTGGGCTCCCCCGCAATAGATCAGTCCATCGATGGTCTGGCCCTTGGTCAGCCATTCGTGTCCGCGACCCTCCAGTTCAGCGCGCTCGCCATCGCTCCACAGCCAGTCACGCAAACCGCTCTGGCCATGCTCGTCCAGAACCGCACGAATCGCCTCTTGGTCGTAGGACGGCACGCCCAGCAACTTGTTCAGGTGGCCGCGAGTGAATCGACAGCGCTCGAGGATGTAGGCGCCGTTGTCAATGTCGGTGGCGTCCGGGCTCGGGTAGATGTCGAAAGGTGACACGCGGTACCAGTCCGGCTTGATCTCCATCGTCTTGACCGGCTTCCAGCCCTCCATCCAGGCCAGTGACGACACGCGGCGCAAGTTGTGACCGCGAATAAAAGCGCTGGGGAATGTCACGAAGTCGTCGATGAAATCGCCCAACGCGGCATCCCAATTGCCTTCGGCCAGCTGGTCTTCAATCACCTCCTCGTGCCGCTCGGCGGCTTCCTCGGCCCTTTCTTGTGCGGCGTGACGGATGTGGTCTTCCGCCTTCTTCATAACCGCCTGCGGATCCAGTTGCTCGCCGGATTCTTGCGCCTGCAGTGCCGCCTGCTGAATGAACGCTTGGAACACAGGTTGCAGGAATTCGGGCGGCACCTGCGCAACCGGCGTCGGGGAAAGCCCCCACGGCTTTTCGTTCGCTGGCATCAGGATATCGCGCACCCAGGAGGCGGCGGCCCGGCACTTGGTGGCCGTCAGCATCATGAAGATGGCACTGCCGCCTTCCTGGCGAATGGCGGTCAGCTTGCTCGGGTCGTATTCGCCCTTGCGGCGTCTCAGACAGTCCAGCAGGCGGTATTCGGTTTCCTGCTTGGCCATCTTGGCCTCTTCCCAACTGCGACGTATGTGCGCAGCCAGGGAGCTTTCCAGCATCTCCTTACGCTTTGCCTGCTCGTCAGCCAGTTGTTGCGCCTGATGCTCTTCGTCAGCACGCAGATCGCCAGCGGATCGGTACTGCAGGAGACCGAGATTAGCCATTAGCGGCAGCCTCTTTGGTGAGAATGTCGTACATGGCGCTGTTCAACAGCTTGGTGTTCTTGCGCATCTTCAGGCCATTGCGCAGCATCTCGCCCAGTCGCTCGAACAGGTCCGTCATGTATCCGCCCGGGTTCGCCTCGAATTCTTCAATGTTGATGTTGAAATCGACCTTGAAGTCATCCTTGGTAACGAATTGCAGGCGCACACCCATCTTTGGCTGCGTGACGCGCTTCTCCAGAATGATCGGGTCAATCTGGATGTGATTCACGTCATTACGGACACGGCCGGTCGGAACAGGCAGACCGGTTTCGGTAATGCTCTTGGCAACAATCACAGCGATTTCGCGCTGGGTCAGGTTGACCGGCTTGTCGGATTCGAGAATGGCCATGCGGTACCTCTATGTGTGAGCGGCCCAATTACCGCGCCGGCTGGGCGGGCGGTTCTTGGCAAAATCCTGTCGGGACAGTCGGGCAAATAGGTCTGCCCGGGCGAGCGTTTCGAGCGCCTTAGCGCCGTGTGACGCCCAGTCGTGCCGGGGCCGGTCCTTGTAGATGCCTCGCTTGTCATCCCATTCCTTGCGGAAGTTATCGAGGCACAGGACGCCCTGCGCACAGGCTTCTTCGTCAATCCAGCACGAGGGCAAGAACTGACGAACAGCCTGGACGCCCTCGGCGTGGTTGCTGATGCGCGGAATGGTTTCAAAATGGATGCCGAACTGTTTAGCCACGTCGGATCGGGACAGCCCGGTACCCAGCTCCCTGACCGCCAGATCGTGCGGACCATAATGCCCGCCGTACCGGTAGCCTTTATTGTTCAGTTGGTCGGCGTAGTACTCGATGCCTTCGCCTTCGCCTTCCATGTAATCCACCAGGTGAACCTCCCGGCCCACGATTTGCGCGAACCAGATGGCCATGGTGTCGTTCATGCCCAGATCCCAACCGGTGAACACCGGCAATTGCGGGTTTATCTGAACCTGAGTGGTAAGGCGCTTGTTCTTACGCAGGAACTGCATCTGCGTGGCGTAGTACGCACCCTCTACCGACTGCTCGAACGCTTCTTCGGGGGTCGATGGGTATTCCCGCTGCATGTCGTCCTGCAGCGTCTGCTCTTTCTTTGCATACCAGGCGCGCTGGCCTGCGGTGGTCCGTATGCTGTGCTTGTGTTCCAGGCGCTCGAAGTACTCTTGTAGGCGCTGCGGGATAGACACCGCTTTCGGGTCCATCGTGTACGTCGGCTCTTGCCACCACGGAAAGAAGTGGAAATGGAAATCCAGATCCGTTGGCGTGCGCTGCAGTTGCTGGAGGTGCTGAGCCTGCTCGCAGTAGTTGAAGAAGTAGCCTTCCCGGCCCTCGGCGGTGGATTCCAGAGTAATCTGGTTGCCGATGCCAACGGCCTCAAATGCGCCGGTTACAATCTCCTGCGCCTTGTGCGGGTAGCGTTTACAGATCTTGCCGAACTCCGACACATGGAGCCGCTGCAACGTACCGCCCCGGTAACTGGTGGAGACGTTGATGGACGAATCGTTGTCGAAGACGTAGGCGCCAGACCCGCTCTTGTCGCTGACTGGCCGAGGAAATCTCAGGCCAATCTGATCGAAGATCGCTAGCCAGGCGTCCGGGATGTTCTTGTACGCGAAAACGATCTTGTTCCGGAAAATGTCCTTGGCGTCATCCAGGTTGTGGCAAATACAGCCAGCGCTGAAGTTGTCCGTAAACAGGCAATCGTCCAGGGCGTCGATCATCTCGAACGTCGTAAAGCCCAACTGTCGGGCCTTCAGGATGATGTTGCGCGAATGACCCTCGATGTAACGCTTGCGCTGGGCGGCGTTGGGCTTGAACCGAATCTTTCGCCCCTGCTTGTCCTTGATGTAGTACAGGGAGCATATGCGGAACCACTTGAGCGCCAGCGCTTCAACCAGGTGTTCCTTTTCGGTGACCTCGCCAGCCTCCATGGCGGCCAAATAGGCTTCGGCCAGCCTAACCTCGGCAGCCCGATTCATCCTTCACCGCGGACTTCGGCTATCAGTTCCTGTAGCGACTTGGCTTTTTGCTTGTTGTCTTTCTCGTACAGGCCCAGGTACTTCATCAGCTTTTCCTGTGCCGGGCCCTTATCGGCCAGCTTGTACTCGTAACGCTTCATGGCCGGCTTGTCTTCATCGCCCAGCATGGTTGTGACCCTCAGGCTCACGACGGCGGCAGCAATGTTGTCGTCCAGATCCTTTGGGGAAAGCGGCATGCCGTCGTCATCGAAAAGGTTGCGCATGTCGTACATGCCGCACCGGAACACCTCTTTCAGCACCCGGTCCTGCGTAATGTCTGCCGCCTCGGCCACCGCGTCCGTCTTTTCCCGCAGATAGGCCTGCGTGTACGGGTGGTTCAGGTACTCGCTACCCATGGCCTCGCAGACTTTCTTGCTGGCGTTCGGGTGGCCGATCTTGTAGCACTTCGCGGCATCGCCACGGACCTTGTCGTCCGAACTGCCGCGCCACAGATCCGCGAACTCGCGCATCTTCGCCTTGGTCGATTCTCTGGGGTTCGCTCCGAGCGCCATTACTGCATCCGATTAATGATCAGGGCCCGGAACTGGAAGACCGCTGTTCGCAGGCCGGTGGTGGTGACGGTGAGTTGCACAAGGGACGACTGACTGTCTTTGACCTCGCCAGCTTGCAGCCAGACCTTGATGCGGTCAGTACCCGGGACGTTGCCGGAGGCCATAACCTCAAGGGCTTCTGCCAATTCTTCAATCTGATGCGTTCCTTCGGCGATGTCGTCGCCCTGGTCGGCCAGCCAGTTGGTGAGATCGAAATCAAAATCCAGGGTTTCGCCGGACTGGAGAATGAAGATCGGTTCGCCAGCCTCAAACCGCAGAACGCGCTTGCCCTCAAAGGTGCGGTTGGCCGGGGCAGCCTCCAGCAACGGGTACTGGGTAGCCGACAGGACGGTAACAATCCGTGTTGCAGTCGCCTCGTTGCCCGCTGCATCCGATACCGAGTATGTGATCGGGTAACTGCCCGGCTTTGTGGTGTCAACTGTGCCGGACACCTCCACCTGATCTGTGATATTGCCATCTGTGTCATCGGTGGCGGTGTAACCCGGATCGCTCCATGTATCGCCAACCGTGATTGTCCGGTTGCCACCGGCAAGTTGAATGATCGGAGCAACAGTGTCGTCCGGCACAAACTCGACAACGGTAACAGTCCGTGTGCTCTCTGAGACGTTGCCCGACGCATCCGTTGCGCGGTACAGGATTTGCTGCTGTCCGAGCACGCTGGTATCGACTGTGCCGATGACCTCAACGCCCGTAACGGAGATATCCCCGTCCGCGTTGTCTATCGCTTCATAGCCGGGCTCAGACCATGTCGTGTTCTGAACTACGGTCTGGTTGCCGCCAGTCAGTGAAATGACGGGAGGGGTGGTGTCAGCAAGGGTCGTGCTGCGGAACGTCGCAGAGACGCCGCCAATGGTCAGCGTGGTTTCGCGAACGCCGTCATAGCCGCCAGAAGAATGCTCGTCACTGGTCGTGTGGCGGACGCGAACACGATAGTTCAAACGGACGTTCTGGTCTGCGGCAGACCATCCCCCCCAAGTTACGCCGCCATCTGTTGAGACGGACTGCTGACTCCCTGTGTCGCCCGATACTGACGACACCACATCTACGCCGGCATCAACGCCCTGCACAGTAATCGCGTTGGAAGTAACGGTGATGCTACGCGCTACGCCCGTCTGTGCGGTGAGAGTGAAAGCATTCGGTGTCGTATCAACAGCAGCGTCGGTGGTGAAGTTAACCGTCTTGAAAACGCTCTGCGTGGTGCCGTTGTAGGCCCGAAGATCGACCTGATACGGCGTCTCAGCGGTCAGTCCAGACAAAACAATCGGGCTAACCACGTCGATCCAAGTGCCGCCATCGAGACGGTATTCAAACCCCTCTGCGTCCGCAGCACTGTAACTGAACTCAATACTCGCGCTGTTTCGACCCACTGTAACCGTGCCGATAGTTATCTCGCCCTCTAGCGGCGTGAGCAGTCCAGTGTTGTCTACGGTCTGGTAATAGACTGTCCCATTCAGGTCGACCACCCACACGTCGTGGACGGCTTCAACGCCCTCATCAAACCAGTAGTTGCCCTGGCTGTCGAAGTAGCCTTCGGCGGTAACAGTGACCAATTGCCAGCCAACATCAGGCTCATTAGCGGGCCACTCTTGGAACGCATAATCATCAAAGCCTGCTTCCAGTGTCGCAACGGTATACCCGGCGCCTGGTGAAAACGGAACAGTTGCGGTGGCGCTGCTCGGAATCGGGTCCGTGGTTAGCGCGGTGCTGGCTGGCGTTCCGCCACCATCTGCGTTCACAGCCCGGACTTCAATGGTGTACTTAGTGTTTTCGGTCAGCCCGGACAGCGATACCGGGCTGGTGGTTGAGGTCCATGCTCCGCCATCAACGCGATATTCAAACCCGGTCTGGTCGGTGTCGTCATACGTGAACGGCAGGGAAATGGTGGTCTGGTCAATCGTCGGCGTGCCGAGCGTGATCGTGCCGGCCGGGACCACTGCAGGCGTGCCGATCTGGTAACTGATCCCTTCCGCCTGGCCGCTGGATGCAATAATGTGCCGCATCGTATAGGTGCCATCAGCGCCTGTTACCGTGCCATCGGCATTCAGCGTCAGCGTATCCGGGCCTTCCATTTGGTCCGTGGCGACCGGAGTCGTGGCAAAGCCTGCATCTCCCGCCCATGAGGTCAGATCAACGTGTGCCCTGCCCGCTGCCGGTTGATACGTGACGACTGAGGTTGCCATTAGGTCAGCTCCACTGTCACATCACCGAACAGGATCAGGCTTGCGGTGCCGCTTGATGGCAAGCTGGGCATGGTCCCGCTAAAGGTGCCGGTCCCGTCGCCGTTGTCCGTGATGGTCGGACTGGAGATCGTGACGGTGTTGGCGCCGTCGCTAACTGTCAGAGTGGTCGGTACGGTTTCGTAACCCTCGTAACTTCCTGAAATCGTGCCGCCAGGCGTTAGCTCGGATTGCGTGACAGTGAGAGATGGGCCCCTTTGGATTTCAGCCCATATCGGGACAACCTCTTGTCCGGAGCTAAATCCCGTTCTGTTTGGGTACGGGTTGGCCAGAACGTCGTCGCCGCCAGAGTAAGAAAAGTGTGCAGAGTCTCCAGGCATGCGCAAGCCTCTGACGTCGCCCCACTCGCCGCAGGCTATCACCAGACTCTCGCCAGCCCAAGGAGTAAGGTCAATCGACTTCACCGCGGTTTTTCTTACATAATTTGCAGTGTCCTCAAACGTAAATTCTTCATAAGCAATTCGTTCATAGTCGGACTCTGCATAAACGGCTACGGCAGCGGTAGCATTAACTGTGTTGGCCTTGATCTCTCCAATGCCCAGCAAAACAAGTTGGTCGCCAGCCTCAACGGTAACTGAGTAGGCCCCGCCTATAAAATACGCGTCTGTTTGCAGGGATAGATTGTTAAAATTGGAGCCAGTAATATCTCTGCCCAGCTTAACGATAGCCATTATAAACTTACCCCTTGCAAGAAGTTCATGTCTTGGTCGTACACCAGAATCGCCTTACCGGCGTAATCTGCAAAAGTGCCTTTCCAGAGCTTGAGCGTTGCCGTTTGAGCGTCCGGCACAGAAACCACCCGCAACGGCCAGAACAGGCCGGCTTGAGCAGGGTTTGGGCTATCAGAGAGGAAGAAGTGCGTGCCGTTTAGTTGCCAATATTGATCCGTTCTACGGACAACAACATCGCTCGTATCGTCGCCGTTATTGCCGATGTAATCCTGCACTACAGCGTAACGGGGGCGCTCAGACTCGGAGCTTCTGATAACGTCCGCCCCAACAGCTCCGCCAGAGTTTGTCATGTCAGAATCCGCGACTATCCCTACGTCTCCGTCATTTTGCGTCACCTTGACCATTAGGCCGTCTGATTGGTCTGGCGTGTTTATTTTCCAGAGCCACCCATGGTTGAACCAGCCATCACCATGCGTCGGAACGGGTGTGTATAAGGATTCTGCGGCACCGACACTGCCCTGGTAGACCAAGATTCTGCTACCAGATCCGTTTGGCGTTGTTTCTGTGATATAGGCTGAATTGTTTGACGGCCCGTTAAGGTTAGATAGCGCTCTCACCCGCTCCTGTTTCCACTGGAAGGTAGCGTTTGGAACTGACCCGTCTGTACACATCGCCCTGGAGAACATAAATATTCTATTCCCCGGCGCAATCTCCGAACCGTTGTCCCAATTAATAATGCCCGCGTTATAGTTGACCCCAGCCGGGGTGTGTAACGTGGACTCAAGGACTTTTATGCCATTAATTGTTTTTACAAACCTTTGCTCGTTCCCGGAGCCAAATTCATAACTAATGGTTTCGCCGTTCTCTGTTATGGCTTGTGCCATCGGCGTGTCATCAGCCTGGGCGTAGAGCCATCCATCGCCAAAACCCAGCCACGTAGACTTGGTTGGGGCAACGAAAGCTGGAGCATCAGCAGTTAGAGTGATCTGGTTCTGATCCGCCAAGCCGTTGGGCGCAGACCAGCTCAGTGAAGCTGTGCCCCCGGTGTCTGGATCACCACTACCGCCGCCACTATCGCCAGATCGAGTGCCATCCCGCATGTCGGCACGAGTCGCAATCTTCGGCTGACCAGTCGGCGGGTTATTCACCTTCTTGGTTTCCGGAACCAGGTTTCTCAGGACTATCGGTGCTGGCATGCTCTCTGTCCGTCAGGTTTTATTACACATTTGAAAAAGCGGTTTATTAAAACCTAAGACTTTCCGAATCTTATGTTTTGGCCTAAGTTATGCTTACGCTTTTAGAGCGCCCAAAAGGAGATATGCAATGATTGGAACGTTTGTACTACAAGCCATTTCCCGGTCACCTTCGTCTGCTGACTACAACGAAACAAAGGTATCTACAGACGTTAAAGGCGCTCTGAAAACGCTGACCGGTGAGTTCCCGGATCTTCAGAAAATCGTTGGCGGCCGTCGCGTCCTTGACTTCGGGTGCGGCGTTGGCCGGCAATCGGTTGCTCTCGCCCAAACAATGGGTGCCGTTGTAATCGGCGTCGATACAAATCCATCGGCCCTGGCGGAGGCTCAAACACTTGCCTCTCACCACAACTTGGCGAATGACCAGTGCTCTTTTGTTGGTGAGCTCGGCAACGAAAAATACGACGTGATCATTACCCAGAACGCCATGGAGCACTTCCCGGACCCTGGTGCCATTCTTGAGATAATGAAGAACCATCTGGCGCCCGGCGGTAAGATCCTTGTTACCTTTTCGCCCCCATGGTTCGCGCCATACGGTCATCACATGCATTTCTTTTGCAAGTTGCCCTGGCTGAACCTGATATTCAGCGAGAAGACCGTAATGAAGGTCCGCGCCAAGTACCGAGACGATGGCGCTACGAGATACACAGAAGTTGAGTCCGCCCTTAACAAGATGACGCTGGCAAAGTTCGAGCGGCTTATTGAGGCGTCTGGCATGAAGATGTCGCGCCAAAACTACCGTGGCGTCAAAAACCTTAACTTCATCACCCGAATTCCGTTTATAAGGGAACTGCTTACTAACCGGGTTACCTGCGTCCTTTCTCTGCCCGAATAAACGGCAGTGTTTTACTTGGCAAACTCGGGTTCAATGGGCCGGTCACTCCACGCCTTAATATCGGCCTTGTCGCCTTCGCAGGCCTTGTGAACAGTCTTCAGTTGCTCGGCCCAGACTGGACACCAGTCAATGCGCCTGGGTGGTGCCGGTAGTTGACGGGGAATCAGGTACTCAGCGGGTACTGGCTTCTTCTTGAACTCGGTCCGGGTCAGCCACTGTGCCGGCCCGCATCCGCTCATAAACAGCATCAGGCCACAGATAATCAGGGCCGCTACAAGGCGCATCTTTTACCAACTCCTTCAACTCGCTTTCGGTGGCGGCAAGTTGGTCGCTTAGGTCTTTTTCGCGCTGGTCGCGGATGACGGCTTGCTGGTCGCGCCAGCGTATATCTGCCTCCAGCCTGGCTATTTCGGTCTGGTTCTGTTCGTTGGTGACTTTGGCCTGGTCGATGGCCTGGGTCAGGTTGGCGTTTTCTTCGAGCAACGTATCCCGCGACTGCATCAGGGCCCAGATCGTGCCGGCCATCAGGAAGATGACGATGCCTGCACCGCCGATGACGTATTTATTGATCACTGGCCGCTCGGCTTGCTCAGGTAGAGAGCAATCGCTGTTGCCAGAATGCCAATGGTGCCGGTGACGATGGTGGCCATACCGGCACCGCCGATAGCCTGAATCGCATCAGGCTCGGTCACTCGTAACAGGACGATGGTGATAATCACCGGGCCCCAGATCATGACCAGGCGCGGGATCAATCTGTGTCGTTTCAGAAAGTCAGGCATCACGTTGTTCCTCGTCACTCATCCGGCGCTTCAGTAGCTCAATCTCGCCCTTCATGCCGGCCATCTTGGCGTTGCATTCGTCGCGTTCACGCTGCATCGCCTCACGGTGTTCTATCGCTTGGGTCTTCAGGGCGCTGTCGAGGTCTGTAACCAGCGAGTTCAATCGGTTGAGCTCTGCCGCCATGTGCTCGGCAAACAACGCTTCCCGCTCCTTCAGGTCCGCATCGCGGGACGTTCTGCCAAGCAGCATCAGTTTCACGAACGCCAGCGCGGCGAAGCACATAGTTGTGAACACGACGCCCAGAAAGGCCCAAACGCCATTTACATCCGAAAGCTGGGCTTGAATTGAACTCCAGGGCATTCTCTCGTCTCGGGTCATGTGGGCTCGGGGTTACGGGTAGGCCTTCCAAGGCAACTGGAAATGAGGGCCGTCCTTGAACGTTTCCCAATCGCCGCCCCACTCAAGAGGGATGCCAAGCTCATCGGCGGCATGCTTCATGGCGTCAGCGATCTTGTAATACAGTGGCCAATCCCAGCGCACGCCGCCAGTTACCCAGGCCCCCAGGTCAACGGCATGGCCGGTCAGGTGGCGGCTATTCATCGTGGTGGACGCGCCAGAGTCGAACAGCTCTTTCTGGCGGGACTTGCTGCGCAGACCCTCCAGTACCGTGAAGTCCACTTCGGTGATCTGGATGGCGCGTTCGACAACGGAAAAGAGGTCGTCATGGATGCCTGACAATCTGCTCAATGACCGGGAACTGAGTTTGAATGGCATGGCGACCTCCAGGAATAAAAAACCCGGCGCATGGCCGGGAAGGAAGTGCAACAGGACGGTTGCGGGGTAATCGGGCACAAAAAAAGCCGCGACGGCGGAACCGGGCGGCTTTCTTTTGGGGGAAACTTCACGAATTAGCTGAAAGTGTACCCTGTAATAAGGAATTGTCAAACAGTCCAACAGTCAGGCAGCAACTTTTTCGGCCAGCAGTGATTCAAGCGCACGGTATCCATCATGCACACGCTGGCTGAATGCTTGCGGGCTGCACCTGAGTTGCTGTGCGCAAGCCTCGTCGTTCCAATGAATCTCTATTCGGGCATCGGGTGTGAACGGATCTACCGCCACCTTGGTTCGCCCTCGGTATGCCCGATCCATGCACAGCGCCTCTCGCTGCCGGTCACTGATGTTGCGCATAACCACACACGCCATCTTGTGGCTATCGCTCCACTCCCTGAGCCACTTGGACTGCTCGTAAACCTTGCTGAAGCCGCTGAATCCGGATGACTTCGGTAGCTCCCCCTTGAAGTCGACCAGCTTGCCTATCAGGCTGTCGCCCTGCCAGCCGGCGTCCTGATCTCTGGACAGCAACACATCCAAAAACAGATCCACCACCAATTGCGCCTGCTGCCTTGCTGTTCTTGTCTGGCCGTTACGCTTCTGGTTCGCCATATCACCCTCGCATTCCGTTAAACAGCTTCCGAATCTCTTTCTCGTCATCTTGCTCTGTCAGCCAGGCCTCTAATTCCTCCTGGCTTATCTGTTTTTCCCGGTACTCGCCCCACTTACTGCGAGCCTTGATCTCGGTTGGTATCGGCGCAAACCCCTCAAACCTCGCACCGAAGCGGTCCCTGCAACTTCTGGCGGCTTCTTCAATGCTCCCCTCGGTAAGCATCGTTGTTCGTTTGCCGTCTACGATGGCGGTCAGTTGGTTCATACACTCACCAAACACCCATTCTGAAGTTGATACCCAGCCCTACCCCGATAGATCGTCAGCGGATACCGGTTCGTGATGACCCAGCCCTTGGTCAGGTAGCTGTCGATCAAGCCGCGAAGGGCCAGTTGTGTGCGTTGTTCGAGTTGTTGGGCGCTCATGCTGCCAGTCTCCCGCTCTCAATATCCCGTATCCGCTGACTCCACTGCTTACGCAGAGTCTCCAGTTCCTGCCAGCCCCACTTAACCGGTGCGGTGTTCGATTCGCAGTAGTCGATGATCCGCTGGGCCTCAGCTTCTCCGAACCGCTCAACCAACCCCTGCTTGTAGCCTCGGCTTGTCTTGGTGCCTTCGATGTTCCCGCTCAACGATTCATTACAGGCCTTGTTGCATTGCAGGAACGTGTTCATCCGGTCATAACGCAGGTTCGACTGCGCGCCGCGCGTCTTGAAATGCCCGCAGCACCAGTCCATGCGCGTCTTGCCGCAGGAAATACACTCAGGCTCCATGCCTCGCTGTCTGAACCACTGCAATTCCTCGAGTACGCGCATCCGGTTGAACACTCGCTGGCACTGCTTGTGCTGCCAAGTAAGATCCCGGCGGTTGAATTCCCGGCGCTCGGAGCGGGCCTGCCTTGCAGCTTTTTCAGCCTTCTTCGCAGCCACCTTGCGGCCAACGGCCAGTGCACAGGCGGGACTGCAAGCAACCTGCAGGCTGTTGTAGGGATCGAACGGCTTGCGGCACTCTTTACACTTCTTCGACATTGCCGCCATCCTCCATCGCCGTGGCCGCATAATTCCGCCAGGTCAGATCAACCTGCTTCGTCTCCCGGATATCCTCCCGCTGGATCTCGCCACCGTTGGCCAGGAAATCACGGGTCAGCAGTTCAATCTCCGCACTCTTGGCCTTCTTGGTGTTGCGGCGGGTTTCTCCGATACTGGTCATGCTGCACTCTCACCCCTCAACTCCCGCATCAACTCCGCAAAGCTGACGCCGTTCAGTGTGTTTGCTGGCTTGTTGCAGTTGGCAGACAGCCAGGCTCCGATTCGCTTTCTGGTTTCGATTGATTCTGGATTCGATTGATTCTGGGTTCATGCTGCCTCCTACTCCGGAAAGGACACGATCACGCCCTGCTGGGCATAACTTTGCTGAATGTGCTCTAGGTATCGGGATAACTGCTGCTTGGTCATATTGCTGGTCACCGGAATGAAGCGCATGGCCTTCAGCTTCTGCTCATAGGTCAGGTTACGCAGAATGCTGTTGTCGTACATTTCGCGGAAGTCAGGATCTTCGGCCCGCAGGATCGGAACACCGAACCGCAGCTTGCACTCGCACTTCACACTCTCCGGCGTGTCTGCTATCTGCTGGGCAATCTCGTTGTACCACGCATGACTGAGCGCATTTTGGTCCAGGGTGCGACCGGCGCCCTCTTTCGTGGTGATTCGCAGAAACCGGTGTTCGCGGAACTGCTTCTCAACGTCCCGCTGGTGTTTGCGAAGGCTGGCTTCAGAGTTGACGATGGTTTGCATCACTCCCCCTTAAACATCGACCAGACCCATATCAGGACAACGCCCACGATGAGAGCTGATAGCGGCGTCCACTCTTGAAGGATTTCGTGTAGTTCGCCCATCACGCCACCTCCGGCGGAACAGGCCCGCTCTCTGTCAGTTGATACCGCCGCCCATCCTCATGACGCTCAGTGCGGCCCTCGTCCACCAGTTCATTCATGGCACCCTGTGCCGCGTACTCCGTCGTCCTGATGGCCCAGGCAATGCTGC